GACGTCCGGTCAAGCTGCGGCACCTGTGCCCATGTCCGGCCATCGAGAACTGGCAGATGCACCTTGCTCTTGGGTGACTTGCGGAGTCCGGTGATGCCCACGGTGCCGCCCGTCGGCCCGTTCCACTGCTTGAAGTGGAACGCCACCCCGTGGCGCAGCGCAGCCTCGCGCGCTGTGCGGATCCAGTCCGGCTGTGCCGGGCGCGCACCGCTGCCAGATTCGTCACCGACGATCAGCCAGTCGATCCGCGGGAAATCTGGGGTTGGCCCGGTGCCATCACCGGATCGGCGGTAATCGACTCGGCGACCGAGCGCCTGGTCCCAGGTCTTGGCCGAGATATGCTCCAGCAGTGGTTCGGCCGAGATGCCGCGCACCGCTGCTGGCGTTCTGCGTAGGATCTCGGTCCGGCGGATGAGCTGCTCACTGTTCTCGCCGGTCACCATCAGCCAGACGTTCAGCCATGGTTCGGCGTAGGTGCTCACTCGATCGGATCGCATATAGTTCCCCCCACCAGGCTGCGCCCACGGCAGGAGCATCGCCCAGTTCTCGGGCCGCTTCGAGAGCAACAGCCAGTCCAGCATCGGCGTAGCGTTGATCTGCTGCCACAGGCGCATCCTGGTCACCGCCTGGATCGCCCCAACTTCATCGGGTCGCATCTCCGCCCAGTCGCACAGCGAGCCGCAGAACACGCGCTCACGCACGCCGGTGCGCACCGCCCGTGCGTTCCAGTTGATCGGCTTGCGCCAGTAGGCATCATTCATGAACCGCCGCGGCGCGGCGGGTCCCCAGTGCCCGCCACCGAAGCGTCCGTCGATCGCCTCGGCATAGCAGTGATCGCACCCCGGGCTCACGCGGTCGCAGCCGATCCACGGGTTGAAGGTATGGTTCGTCCAGCTTATTTCAGAATTCTCACCCATGTTGCAAGTTTACAGCACTGCTACAGAACTGTCCAGTACCGCGTCCCATCATGCACCTCGATCTCGACATCCACTCCAGGCTGCGTGCGCCCGCGCTCGAACGCGATTCCCTTGTCGAGCATGATGCGGTCGACCTGTTCGTCGTCCACCCACACGATGCCGGTGAGCGCATCGAGCACCGATCGGCATAACTTGTCCAGGTCACGGCGGTTCGTGCGCCGGCCGCTCGGCGGTGGCAGGAGTGTGAAATCGAGCGTCACCTGGTAGCGCTGGCGGTCCGGTGTCGGCGGGCGCCGTAGCGCCTGGCGAGCAGCCCAGGCTACCTGCTCTGCCCAGGCGGTCTCAGCTTCGTTGTCCGGTACCAGCCGGATCCCGCCGGATCGACGCCGACCAGCCGGGCGCCACGAGCCCTTGCTCTGCGGGATCCCGTCGACGCGGAAGTACAACATCACGGCGGCCCGATCATCGTCAGCCGCTCAGTGGCCAGCGCGCACGCCTTGCCAGACAGATCGCAGCCAGCGAAGCGTCGATCGTTCATCAGCGCTGCGGCACCTACTGAGCCACTGCCGGTGAACATGTCGATCACCAGGTCACCGGGATCGGTGCTCTGGCAGATCAACAGCTCGGACACCGCCGTCGGTTTCTCGGTCGGGTAGCGGCCAACCACACGGCAGCATGGGATCACGTCGGCGATCGCCAGGCTGTTCAGCCGGCGATGTCCCTTCTCGAAAAACAGGATCACCTCGTACCGCGCGCGGTAGTGGTACCCCATGCCGATCTGGATCTTGTCCCAGATGATCGGCTTCCAGAACTTGAAGCCGGCAGCCTCGGCGATCGGTTTGGCAACGAACATCGTTTCCTGATCGCAGTACATGTACATATGGGTGTCCGGCTTGAGCACACGGTAGCACTCGCGGAACAGCGCATCGAACCGCGCATTGGGGAAGATCTCGAACCAGTCGTTGCTCGATGCCGCGCTGTGCTTGAGCCGGGTGGTCGTGCCGGTGGCGCGATGCTTCTCGAGCGACTCGTACGCGGGATCCGTCACCACCAGGTCGACCGATTCGGCGGGCGTGCGCATCAGCCACTCCACCGCGTCAGCGTTCGCGATGCTCCATCTTGCCATGCCCATGAGTTTACTCCACCGCTACGATCTGCGCCATGCGCTGCCGCTGCGGGGTCCGCGGCACGAAGCACTTGCGGCACTTCGAGCACGCCGTACCGCCCACGCCGCGGACGTTGCCAAGCTCCAGGCGACCCGCGTCCACCGGGCACGCCGCAATGCTGTCATAGGGCAGATCCGGCGTGCCCTTCTCGTTGAACACGATCGCCGCTCCCTTCGCGTCGTCATCCGGCTTGACCCGCAAGAACGACAGGTAGGCTTGCGGATTCTCGTTGAGCACCACCTGCATCAGGGCACGCGATCCTGCGCTCGTCGTGCTGTCAGTGCTGAGCTGCAGGTACAGGTTCCGCCGCGGCGTGAGCATGCCGGCTTCAAGCGGCTTCCTGGTGACCACCCACACCGTGATCTCCGGGTGCGCGTCGATGAAGATGTTCAACGCATGCACCACCGCCGGCACTAGGTCACCCGTGCCGTTCACGCGAAGGAAGTCCAGGTCAACCCGGTCGATCCACCGCCGCCGCAACTTGCTGAACTCACGCCACAGCCGGTCTGCGGCCAGCCGCGGGGTCTCCAGCTCGAAGTAGCGGAGCGTGCGCAGTCGCATCTTGAGGCTCTTGTCCCACCGCGCCGGGGTTCCCGGCCTGCTCGCGTAGCACACGCTCGCGCATTGCGACGTCGGGGTGCAGGTGTGGCCAATCGGGAAGTCCAACGAGACGCTCGTCTTGCTGTTCGCCGACAGGAGTGGGTACTTCATCAGGTCAGCAATCGACATGCGACCAACCTCGCGCTGCAACTCATGCTCACGCTCGCGTAGTGAGGCGAAGCGCGGTTCTTCGGTCGGGTCGATGATGACCGGCAGGTGTCTGGGCATGGTTTGTAGTTGTACTACAAACCGGACCCCGCGTCAACCGAGTCCGGCCATTCGCACATAGCCCGACGCTGGCAGTCTGGGATCAGGTTGCGCGGCTTGAAGGTCCTGTGCGCCGGCGAGCGCAGCAACATCACGACCGCGGATACCACCAGCAGCATGATGCCGAGGAGCAAGAGCACAGCCACGCGGTCATGAATCCGGTATCGCGACATGTCAAACCCTCCACGCCACATAGGCGAAGCTTGCGGACGGTACACTACTCGCGGTCAATCCAGGTGGGGCGATCTTCGAGGACACGCCGGCCACGCTCCACCAGGAACGCTCGCGCCTCGCGCAAGGTTTGCTGATCCTCGTCGCGCATGAACCCACCTACCTTAGTCACCAGGCGCTCCAGGCCTTCGAGGAGTACCAGAGCGCGGTCTAGCGCCGCATCGCTAGTTTCGAGATCCTGCTTGAGCTGTCCGGTCTCGGGCTGACGCATTGCCACCGCTACCCCGTTGGTCATCGTGCCCGGCTGTGTTCCGTTTGCGAGCTGGCGTGCAGCAAGCGCCTCCGGCTTTGCACGTAGTCGGCGAGTCATGGCGCGACCTTGAACACACCAGATTCTCGGATGCGTCGGACCGCAGCCACCAAAGCGGTGCGGTCAACCTGGATCGCGCCGGCTGTCACCGCCAACGCCCGCTTGCTCTTGCAGATGTCGTAGTGCCAGAACGATGCCTTGGGCGGAGCCTGGAACCATCGCCGTGAGACGCCGATCTTGTCGGCCATCGCATGCAGCTCGCCCGGCGTGTCGGCTATCATGTGGCACATCACCATCCGGCCGTAGCCGCATTCCGCGCGATCGACGTACACGCTCATTCTGGTAGCTCCGATCGGCAGCAGGCGGGACATCCGCATCGTTCGTGCTGGCGTGCCGGAACCTCGGAGGCCTTCATTCTTCACTATCCTGTACATCGAGCATCGCGCGTCGCTGGCCTTCATCCCAGGCGACAGCATCATCCGACCCGACCGGGTAGGGGTTCCGCTCGTTGGGAACATGTGGTTGATCGCTGCGCTCGCCGGCCATGTAGACGATGTAACCGCGAGCAAGCGGCGACAGGGATGCGAACTTCTCGGCGGTGATCAGCTTCATTGTCCGTCGTCCTCATCTCCGGGATCGCCGCCATCGACACGCGCGACCAGCGGCTCAGGGAATTCTTGATCGCACACCACCATCAGCAGATCGTTGCCACGCCAGCGATGGTAGGTCATCGAGCGCGGGTAGCACCGGACCGAGAACCTATATATGTCGTCCTCGCTCATCGCTGACACCAGATCTTGAGCCCGTCCTGCCGCGGCGAGCTGCCACCCGTGCAGTGCACGAACCCGCGGACCCGGCGCGGGTCATGGATCGGCTTCGGGTGCAGCTCGTTCGGGTTGCCGACCACTGGCCGCAACTCGAACCAGCCATCCGGATGCACGCCGTTGACGTACCATCCGGGCGGCGCCTCGACCCGCGTGGGCCACATCAGGCAGCACCAGGCGATCAGCAGGATGCTTGCGATCGCGCAGAGCATCTCACCGATCATCGGGTCACCTCTCCGATCAGGCGCGCCATGCGCGCCGCGCTTTCGTCCACCCGTCGGCCGAGCGCATCCAGCCGCCGTGTCACGTAGATCGCCATCGCGATGAAACAGCACGTGCAGCCGGCCACGAAACAGCACACGGCAGTGGTCAGGGTAGCGCTCATGGGTCCTCGGGTTTGGGCAAGATCTTCTGAACGATATCAGCCAAGATCGCGCCACCAGGCGCCGCAAGACGCCGCACCGGAATCGGAGGCGCCAGCTGGCCTACAGCGCGGTCTGCTACCTCGCGCGCCGAGAGCTGCTCGCACAGCTCGATCACCCGAGCACGGTCAGCTGTCGGGTTCTCGGATAGACACAGCTCACGCCAGCCCATGATCTCGACGATGCCGTTGACCACCGGATCGCTGATTCCGAAGTCCACGCCGGGCACACGGTGAGCGCCGAACTTCTTGATCAACCGCTGGATCTCGCCCCATGCCTCTGCACCGACCAGCGGCCGGCCGAACTGCTGGGCTCGGATGGTAGCGCGCAGCTCGGCGATCGTCGGCCACCCGCGAGCACTCGACGGTTTCCAGATCGCGATCAGTCGCCGCACTGCAGCATCGCCGGCATCGTACGGCAGGTCACGCAAGAACTCGCGGTAGAGCCGACGAGTGTTAGCCTGCTGCTCGTCCGAGAGCCAGCGCATGCCGTCCGGCCATGCCGTTATCAGCATCGCGATCAGCTTGGCTGCCTGGGATTCGGTCATAGCAGTTTATAGTACCACTACGGCGCGCACTCGAGGAGCAAGATTAGTTTGTCGCAAGCCGCCATAACCCAGGCGGCACTGGCGGCGGCCCAGGCGGCCCTGGCGGCGGCCTCGGCGGCCCTGGCGGCCCTGGCGGCCTCGGCGGCGGCCTCGGCGGCCCTGGCGGCCCTGGCGGCCCTGGCGGCCCTGGCGGCCTGGGCGGCCCAGGCGGCACTGGCGGCGGCCTCGGCGGCCCTGGCGAACTGCTGTGGCGTCCCTCCGGTCCGCCACAGCATGCCCACATTCCGACAGGCGGCCTCGACATCAAGGAATCCTGCCGCGACATTCAACATCCCGTGTTGCGGGTCAAGCAGCATCCAGTGAGCCCACTCGCCGAAGACACCGGATAGATCGGACCCCGGTCGGATGGCCGTGAGAAAGCGCTCCGGCCAGAGCTGTGCCACCGCGCTCGGCAGCAGCTCGAACAGAGCATCCTCTAAGTGGGCGAGCTGCAGTGGGATGCCCAGCTCGATTGGATACCGACTATGGTCGTAGCCCTCGAGGGTACATCCGACGGCGCAACCCTTCCCATGTTCCCATCCGGTACCCTGGATCAGGTGGTCCGCGGCTCGATGTGCATGGACGCGAGCTAGGTACTTCGTCTTGATGCTGGGATCGGCATGGTATGCGAGCATGCCAGGTTTGTAGCACAGCTACGATTGCCAGCGCAAGCCGTTGACCTCGATGGGCGGTTCGTGCGAGGTAGGCGGATGGCTACCTCGCCAACCCAGCTCGATCGCATCGAGACCGCGATCGCAGCGCTGCGCATCCTGATCCTCGGTCTCATCGAAGGACAAGCCCAGATGACAACTTCCGTCGCGGACCTCGTCACCCAGCTCGATTCTGCAACCACGCTTCTCGCCGGCAAGATCGACGCCGCGAACACCGCCATCGCCGGCGGGGTGACGCTGCTGACCACCGAGCAACAGGCACTCACCGACATGGAGGATCGCCTCCGGCAGATCATCACGACGCTGCAGCAGCAGGGTGTACCGCAGCCCACCATCGATCTCCTGACGTCGGTCGTTGGCCGGCTCGGCACTGCCGCCGGCAACGTCGACAGCGTGAACACGCAGCTCATCAGCGCGTCGGCCACGATCACCGCGCACACCGCGACACTGGCCAGCATCGGAACCGACCCGAACAACCCGATCCCGCTCGCGCTCAAGCCTGCCGGCGCCTGACCCATGAATCACGTGATCCGCAATGATCCAGAACCCGAGCTGGCGACGATCCACCTCGGCGATGAAACCTGGCACAGCGGGCCTGGCTGGTACTACGTGCTCGACGATTACCCCGATGAAGGGTCGTGCGGAGCGTTCGAGACCGCAGCTGCAGCAACCGCGCATGCTGCAGCTGCCGGAATACAGGCTACGCTAAGCCGCACCGGCCAGTAGATCCTCGATCGCATCGGCCAGCGGGTTCGCGGCGTTGCCCGCGACCTGTTCGATCAGCGAACGGAGCTGGCGCTCGAACCCGGCCGCCATCAGCTCCCTCGCCTCGCTGGTCGTTGCGAGCTGGCGCTCGGCCGCTCGCATGATCGCCGCATACACCTGCTGAGCGTTCACGGCAACACCGGCAGCTTGCGGGTGACAGCGGTGCTCGAGTCGGTGTCCCTGCCATGTGGCTGCGGTAGCTCGGCCGGCAGGGGCTTATCCTCTGGCTTCCATGGCTGGAGCGGCTTGGTCTCATCGGTTGGTCTGCGGCGGCGCATGACCATTGGACCGACCGAACCAGCAAGATGTTCGGCTGCCTATCGGGTAGCGATTATAGCGGACGCCCCGGCCCGGCCAAGTGCGCACCCTCATCGTATGACAACTGCGGAGGGCACTGCATGGCATTGACCGCGCCGCCGTAGCGTCAACCGATCAGCAGCTTCCCCGATTGCAGGTCGGGATATCGCTGCAGATACAGTAGGTCTGCTCGTCGGTCGCGCACGGCGAGCAGATAGCACCCGTGAGCGACTTGGGGGCGGCCCCGCCGACAGGCGCGCGGAGTTCGTTCGCCGACAGGATACGGAGGGTCTCGCGTGAGACCTTGAGCTTGATGCGCTTCATGGCGGACACCCTTGCAGACAGCTGGTACAGCTCGGCAGGCAGCTATAACAGCATGACTTGAGAAGCTCATCGGTCGCCGAGGTTACCGGCATGCCGCCGGCCGCGCGGCCGAGTTGCTGCTCGGTCAGCGATCGAATGATTTCTCGTTGCAGGACAATCCTCTTGTGTTGTCGTTTCATCTCTCACACTCCTTGGGCTCGTCGTGCCCCGGCGGATCGCGTCCATGACGCGCGCCGCGAAGGCCGGCCAGCGCCGCAAAGTTTGTAGCATGACTACAAACTCATGTCAATAATTCCTGGCGCACAACCGTATCTAGGCTCACCGGCATCGGTCTGTCAACGCTGCGCTGGTGCTGGTGTCAGCCTACCTCGGGGCTCGAAGCCACGGCTTCCATACCAGCGTGCTCCAGCTCTTCTGCCTCACGCCGCGCCAGCTCAGTAGGACCAGGTCTGGTCTCCTGCCTGCCACCACGCTGGCTGCGCTGGGCTACCATCTTGTCCCAGTTCTCACGTAGGGCATCGGCACCAAGTACCACCGTGCGCCAGAACGGGTCACGCTGTGACCAGGTAATCATTCCTTCGATCTCGCCCCAGGTCATCGAATCGATCCGCTGGAGCTTGTCGATCGTCACTGCCCAGCGTTCCGCGGTGTCTTGCAGCAATCGCGGTGCAGCTCGCGCAAGCCGGCCGCTTGGGCTATTCCGTTGGATCGCAGCCATCAAAAGATGGGCGAGCGTCAGCGCTTGTTGGGCCGGCTCCGGCACTGACCGCCGTGCTGGCTCAGAACGTGCGCCATTTGACCTGTGTTGCGTTTTGGAATGGGGGGGTGCGGGTTCGTGCGGTCCGGGTCCGCGAACGCGCCTAGAGCCATTGACGCGGGGGGCTTGATCTCCCGGGAGGTTGTTGATCTCTCTTAGATCAGATGAGATCAGATCAGATCTAGGTTCCCGGTTCGGTTCAACCGAGTCTACAGATTGGTTCGAGCCGAACCGGAACCCCTGTTGAACTTCTGTTCGCTCGCGTAGTGCAGCAGACATAGCACGTCGCGATTCGCCTGATTTCCTTCCCTTCTCGGACTGGCCTTCGAGAACGTCTATTGCGTGCTCCGCACCGCGCACGCGAAGCGTGTTTTCGTCCACCACGTCAACCATCTCGCACTCAACGGCTGCGTCCACGAAGCCGCCCAGCTCACCTGTAGCTATGTCCGCGTCGACACGGTGCAGGAACTCCGTACGACGCTGGTAGCACAGCATCCACAGATGGCAGAATCGCCCTAGTACGTCGTAGTGCGACAGCCCTAGCTTACGAGCTACGCGGCGCACCCGTGTGTCGGTGAGCGCGCGCTCGTACACGTTCACCCGAAGCCCGCCGCCGGCCATCACGCTGCCTCGCGGTCGAGCCAGCGATACAGCGTGCGGCGCGACAGTCCGAGCTTGCGCGCAGCCAGGCTCTTATTGCCGCCGCACATGTGCACAGCTGCGCGCACGTATGCGGTAATTAGCGTATCAAGAGGGACTACTTCGGCCGAGCTGTCGTATCGAACAAGCGCGCCGGCAGCGTTGCGTAATTTGTCAGATATTCCGATTACATCGCCCATCTGGCAGGCTCCGATTCGCGCTCCGGTTCACGTCATGTGAGCGTGGGCGCTCAGTTCTGTGTATCTCGGGCGCGCATCGCGATGCAAGCCGGACTATGTGGAGCACGTTGCTGCAGATGTCGATTTCGTGTCGCGGATGTCATGGCTGTGGCGCCTATCGGCGGACCACACGAGCAGGCGGCAACTTGATCGCTCGCACATGCACGATCGCCGCGGCACCGAACATCGGGCACAGCGGAACGTCCCCGGTCAGGCCTTCCACACCGTCGATGGAGATTCTGGCCATCGCGCCGCACTGGCAGCGATAAATGCTTGAACTCGTGAGGCCGGCGAACAGCGAGGCGAAAAATCCAGTTCCCAGAATGTTGCGCGGTCTCCCGCGGCGCCAGCGATGCAGTCGGCCGCGCAACATCGCAGTCGCGCGCTGCAGCCGCGTCACAGGAACCGGATACATCACGCTGCCCGCCGGGCGTCTTTGCGCGGCCGGACCTTCGCGCGGGGCCATCCATTCGCGGGCACCGCGGCGATGCCGGTCGCCGGGTCGGTGCTCATCTGCTCGATCGCCACCGCCAGGCGCAGCCCCGGCGAGAAGTAGCCGTTGCGGGCGTTGTAGATCGCGCTCACCGAGACCTCGCGCCCGAGCTTCTTACTCAGCTCCTCGGCAACTTTTTCTGGCGTGAGACCGCAGCTCGCCAGCCAGTCAGCGAACGCGTTGCGTGGCGCGCGGGTTCGCCGAGGTCGGCCGCCCGGTCGCGCCTTGTCCGTCAGTGGAAGTGCTCTCATGGTTCCAAGTTTACAGCACAGCTACGAGACCCGTCAATTGTGCGCCGGTGGCACGCCGCGAGCTACCAGGTGCCGACGAGCCCAATCGACGACACGCCGGAAGCATGCCATGACAGGTCGATGGGTAGCCGGGCCGCATGGAGCATCTCGAGCGCCTCGACGTACGGATCCCCGCAGCGCGCCTGATTCGTCAGCGAGGCGCGCAGCACACCGCACGTCGTGCCCGATCCGATGAACCCGACGCGATGGAAGCCTTCCCACCGCTCGGCGGCACTCTTGACGAGCGCGAACAGGTGGCCGATGTCGTCGAGTGGACCGAGGATCGTGATCTCGATGGCGTCGCGATCGGTATCCGGCATGTAGAGCCAGATCCGCCGGCGTGGAGCGTGATCATTCATCGTCATCATCCTGCGCTAGCGCCTGTGGGAGGCGAGGGATCTCGATCACGGAACTCGGCCCGAGAGAGCGCGTGGCCGGGCGCCTGGCTGCCGGCAGCCCCACCCAGGTCTGCCGGCCGTTGCCTTCCTGCCGCTCGCCGAACGACTGCAGGAAGTCAGCGCTGATCGAGTGCGCCGGACCGAGCTTGCGGAGTAGGCGCGCGGCGTATCGTAGCGCCCAGCGCTTGAGCAGACGTCGAATGACCAGCGATCGGCCGAGAGCCATGATCAAGAACCGCTCGGCGGTGGTCATGGCGCGCCGTCCGGCCACCAGATCTCATCTTCGAGCGCATCGATCTCGAGCTCCAGTGCCTCGATCTGCGCGTTGCGGTCCTTGAGCGTCTCTCGCAGTTCGTCGCGATCGCGCTCGGCCTCGAAGCGAGCATGCTTGGCGCGCTCGCATTGCTGCAGCGCCTCACGCGCCTCCTCGCGAAGCTGATCGTTCTCGTCATGGGTTTGCTCTATGGTTGCAGCGGTGGCGGCGGTCTGCTCACCGAACATCCGGCTGGCTTCCACGGCGCCATCACGCGCAGCCTCCGCCTCGCGCCGCATGCGCTGTTCCGCGTCGAGATCATGCCGGCACTGTTCCAGCTCGCGTGCTACCTGATCGCGCTCGGCCTCCACGCGCGCCAGCTCGCTCCGGGTCGGGTGCTGTTGAGCGAGCCACCGGATCCGCGCCGGCATGTCCATTAGCGCGTGACCATCCGCGCCGTATGGCACGCCCGCCGCGTCCAGAGCGCGCGCAGCGTCCTGGTACAACTCTGCGATGGTCACGACGTCGTGATCGGCCGCGAGCACCTGGACCGCCTTGGAGACTGCCAGCCCGGCGATCGCAGCTGACCAGTCGCCCGAAAGGCCGGCAATTCCATCGATCTCATCGCGCACGCCACGGGTCATCTCGGCGATCGGCAGGCGCTCGAACATCTCCTTGGTGAGACGCGCCGCGATGTCACTGAACGCCCGTCCCTCCGACCACGCGACGTCGAGCGCCTCCAAAATCCAGCGCGGCGCGTTCATGGCTTCCATCCTGATGCATCGGTGAGCTGCTCGCGATTGCGCAGGTCAGCTAGCTGCTGACCGTACCTGGCGCCGGTCCGATACTGGCACAAATCCATGTCGAGTCGGAGGTAGGCAGGTAGGCCGAACTTCCGGCGATGTTCACGGTGTGCGGTGTTCTTGGTCATCGGTCGCTCCTCGGTGGCCTGGCATCGTCAGCGTGGGTAGGCCGGGTCCCACGGACCGCTGCGTATCTCCGGCGCAGCGGTTTCGCCTGTGCTCGCGGTGGGGAGGGTGACGGGCCGCGAGAGGCAATGGTTCGTTACCATGTCAGTTCGGCGCGCTCCTCGTCAGGGATCTCCGCGAGCACATGCACGCGCTGGTACAGCAACTCGGCCGCTTGCTCCTCGACCTCATCGTCGGCCCAGCTGCGCTCGGTATTCGCCTCGTGCGCAGCACGGGTGATCGCGTTGTGGATGTGGGCCACGCTGTCACCAGGCTCCGCATCCCACGCATCCTTGACCGCGCCCCAGACGTCGGGTTTCTTGAGGCCAGGGATCTTCACCAGACCATGGAACACCATCCGGCGGAGTGCTTCCTCGGCGCCGAGCGGATCGCCCTTGCGTGTGCCGTCGAGGTAGTACGAGCACCAAGCATCGCGCCACGCCGCGGCGAACCCATCGGCAGCCTTGCCTTGCGCCAGCAGCGCGGAGCGTGCGGTGTCGATCAAGTCGGCGCGGGTGTGGCGCGCCATGAACACCGTGTGATCGCCCTTGAGGAGCGTCAGGTTGATGCAGCGAATGCGCTCGGCGGACCAGCGGAGCTTGAACCCGCCGGTGCCGTCGTCGGCGGTGGTGATGCGCAGCACCAGGCGGTGCGCCTCACCGACGCTCGCGGCGCCGGTCGAGTCCGGGTAGTGGTGGGGATTCTGCAGGATGACGTCGATGCGTGCGCGAGCGCCGTCGTACCGAACGCGGGTGCGTGCATCGTCCGGCATCTCCTTGGCGATGTCGGCTGCGATCGCGTCGAGATCGTACGGGATGTAGCCCTGGCCGACCACCGCGTACAGCTCGCGATCCTGCTCGGGCTTGCCGATGGACTCGGCGGTGAGCCGGGTGCGGAACCGAACGCGCGCTTCGCGCCGGCGTGCGGTCCATGCGTTGACGTTCGTGCGCAGCTTGCTCGGCACGTCGTCGGGCGCGAAGCTAGCCAGACGCTGCCAGCCGATCTCGGTCGGCGCGAGCCGCGGCAGCTCGATGCCGTTGCCCTGATCGACCAGCGTCCGCTCGGTGACGATGCGGCCTGTGTAGTCGACGTTCACGCCACCCAGATCCACGAAGTGATCCGCGCGTTCCTCGCGCTGCACCGTCGCGATGAGCGAGTCCATACCGTCGCCGATCGTCGGAAGCTTCAAGAACTGGCGCCGGGCCCGCCGGGCCGAGCGCTTGCCGGCCTCGCACAGCTCGGTGCCATGCTCGAAGAGCGTCGCAGTGTTGCCGGTGCTATCTTTGGTGGTGATACCGATCGCCTGGATAGCAGCGTGGTCACGGTCAGCGCGAGCGGCAGCGGATGGGGAGATCTTGTCGGAGGTATTGGTCAGCATGATGAGTTTGTAGCACCGCTATAAACTGGCGTCAAGCTGGATTCTGCTTGGCCCACCAGTCACGCGCAAACCTCTGTGCTTCCTCGCGATCTGTCGTGTCAGCTGGCTTGTCGGCGCTCGCCAGGATCAGCTCTGCGAGCGGTCTGCGGACCGAGAGCTGGCGATGGGCGCCACCGGCGTGCTCGTCGACGTAGAGCCGCACCTCGGCCTGATCTCCGCGCGGCGTGCCACGCGTGATCCGATTGATGTTCGTGCGGAGGATGCGCGAGATCCGACCACGTCGCCAGCGCCGGAAGAACGCCCATACCTCCGCGCCATCATCGAGGTGATCTGGCTGACGTGGCTGGTCCAGCGGCGCTGCCTGTGCGACCAGCGCTGCGCTGCCAAGCTTGAGCTTGGTTCCCGGGCTCATGACACGTCCGTCGGAAGCGCCGGATAGAGCAGATGAGCTACCTCAGCTCGCACACGCTCCTGCCCCAGCACCGACAGCCCGGCCTGATCCAGACAGGCGAGCGCCAGCTCAGTGAATTCCGCCTCGGTGACCTCGGTGCCGAGTCGCGCCAGCAGTGCGTCGATTCGCTTGCCATATCCCGGGCTCATCGCCGCACCCTGCCGCCGCCGGTCCAGATCGCGCGCCGGATTTCAAACGTGAACGATGCTTCCCCGTTGTCATCGACCTCGACGTGCAGCGTCCGCAGTGTAGGAACGGAGGAGACCAGCATTTCGACCAGATCGCCTATCTCACGCTCGTGGTCGGCGGAGTCCGGACGGGGTTCCACTGCAGGCATCGGCGATGATGCCGGCGGCGGAGTCACGGGTATAGCGACCGGCGTAGCGGTAGCCTCGGCCGCGATCTTGGCGCGCACCTCGGCTTCGAGTCGTTCGCGTGCGACCTCGGTGCGAATCTCCTCCACGTGGCGAGGATCGATGCCGACACCGAAGGTCCTGCGCACCGCCGCGATGATGCTATCGGCCCCGCTCGTGCGAGCATCCGGCCGTTGCTTGAGCATGTCGCGCACGAAGTCGGTCCGCAGCTGCCGGGCCGAGCGGCTCATAGAACCGTCGGGCCGCGCTGGCTGGAGCATCCGACCATCGGCAGCGCGGCCCGACGGCGCAACACCGAGATCCGCCGTAGCCGAGTGCGGTGGTGGAATGATCGCCGGCTGCGGCGTGACAACCGGAGTTGCCGGTGGTTTGGCCGCCTTGATCTTATCGCCGATATTGGTGCTGATCGTGGCCGACGGTGGTGCTCCGTTCCTATGCGTCATAAGTCCTCGCACTGCGATCTCTCGCTCCGATTCCTGTTCGGCGCGCGCCTCGCTGTAGAGCTTCTGATAGGAGAAAAGGGACTTCGCGATCAGCTGGCACAGACGGCGCCACGTTGTGGCGCTCGGGACGAGCGTCCCGGCCTTGAAGCGGCCGACATCCTCCGCCGAGCAAGCGATCCGATCGGCGATCCGGCGATCGGTGCGATCCTGCCTGGCCAGCTCGAACGTGATCACCTCGCCGAGCTTCTGTCGGGCGGTCTGCGCGGTCATGACCGGATCGCCTTCGACGGCGCGCGCAGCCCGGGCTTGCCGCCGGTGTTGATGTTGACCGACTCGCCAGCGCGCCGGCCGGCGTGGTAGCCGTCCGCGCTCGACGTTGCGCCGATCGTAGTGCCCTTCGAGAAGTACTTGGCGCGCTCCTCGTACTTGGCAGCGACCTCGGCATGGTCGCGTTCGATCACCGCGAGGGCCATTGTAGCCCCGGTGGCTTCGACACCGCCCGAAGCGAGCTGCGCCCGCGCCTTGATCTCGGCCTTGCGCCCGGCTGCTTGTTGCTCGGCCTGTGCGATCAGGCGCGCCGTGACCGTCGATGCAGCCCCATAGCGGAAGGCGTTTTTCCAGGCGCGTGCCGTGATGGTGTACGAGGACCGCGCGCGGGCGACATGCCCGACCGGGCCGTCCCAAGCCTCATCCACCAACCGATCGATCTCGTTGTAGAGGTACTGGCACACGTAGTTCCAGGTCTGCACCGCGGTCGTGCGGCCCAAGGCGAGCATCGTGCCGCCGCTCGTCCACACCTTGGACAATCCGAGGGCATGAGCCGCGCCGCTGGCGATGAGGATCTTCCAGGCGACCCGCTTACCGCTCTGACGTTCGGCATCGAGCTTACCCTCGATGATCTCCTCGGCCTGTGCCGAGCTGTCGGTCACGCGAAGCATGGCTTCGCCGATCTCGTGATCGTGCATGAGCTGCGAGGCGCGCGCAGCGGCAGCGGCGGCCTCATGCTCGTTCGCGCTCTTGGACAACTCGAGAAGCTTGCGGATGCGGTCGATCACCTTGGCATTGTCGATGTTCGTCATGCCTGGTTTATAGCACCGCTACAAACCGAGTGCAAGCGTGCAGCAGAATACTTCTTGCAACCGCCCGTGACCACGCAGTAAACCGGGATCCCATGACAAATTTCACCCCTGCACCCATCAATGATTTCGACCCGACCACTCGTGCCCCAAAGTTCACGGCCGTGCTCGTCGAGAGCAATGGCGTTGACCCGAACACCGGGGTCAACACCCCGAGCGTCGACATCACCACGCCGCTCGTGTTCACCTTCGTTCAAGGCGGCGGGTCGAGCCCCGCCGTGCGCGTCACGCAGAGCGGGATCGCGTCGAATGGCGCCCGCGTCGTGCGGTGGGACCCTGGTGTGCTGCAACCGACGGACACCTCGAAGCCATGGTCGGTACGGATCTCGGTTCCGGGTGGCACGAACCAGGTCACGCAGACCGGCACGACTCCGCCGCCGCCCGATTTCTCTGGCGTGAACCCGACCGGCGGCGAGACCGATCAGCCGCCGACCTAGGCGTCGCGTTCGCCGGCCGTGCACGCGTAGCACTTGCCGCCCAGCGCATCGGTGAGCGGCACTTCGATGATCGCGCCACAGCGCGCGCAGCCCCGGTATTGGTTCCCCTCGGCGGGCGGCGGGGTGCCAGGCGGCAGTTCGACCAACGATTGCGGCGGGGTGCCCTTGCCGGACATCCAGCCGGGCTCGGCCTCGCGCGGATCCTCCGCCTTGCTGCCGCCGTTGCTGCGCAGCGCGCCACGGAGTGCCGCCGTGCCCTTCCCGCCGGCGGCTGGCCTGCTCGTCTGAGCTGGAGTCGCTGCCGGAGGTGGTGGCTTCGCCGGATCAGCCGGCGGTGGCGGAGCTGCGGGCGGCGCTGCAGGTCCGGCTGACGTGGCCGGCGCGCGCTCGCGATCGTGCGCAGCGATCCGCTCGGCAAGCACCTCGGGCCAGATCAGCTCCCCCTCGCGAATGCCGGATGCGATCTTCGAGAGCTGCAAGAACTCCTCGCGGGTTCCGGCCTCGATCTTGTGGCCCAGCCATGCCTCGATCTCCGATGGCTTCACCGCCAGCTCGGCGAAGCTGTCCAGCATGCGCTTGATCGCCGCCCGCGGATCCTTGGCTGCCTTGTTGGCGGCGATCGTCTTGCATAACTCATGTGCCTCGTCTTGGATCTCACCAGGGATCAGGCGGAGGATGGCGGTCCGACTCGCCTTGCTGATCTCGGCCGCGGCCTTGACGGCAACCTCGCTGTCGGTAGCCTCGACGATGAACACGCGATCGCCGTAGGAGTTGAGCCGCTCGCCGAGTGGGCGCTGACCTTTCTTGAGCTTCTTTCGCTCCACCGTCTTGGGCACGGTGATATCCGTCTCCCATGTCGCATTACTCTCATAGTCGACAGCATACACGGTGATCACCCGCTGCCGTGCATCGTCGTAGATCACCGTCGCCTTGCACTGCATGTTCCGCATGCGGCGCATGGCCACCTCGGCGAACCTGATCGAGAGCCCTTCTGCGTATACCTCGACCCATTCGCCTTTCTTGCCACGCGGATCGCCGTCCTCGTCGATCCGTTCCCGACCCACCGGCCGGGCGTAGGTCGCGACCTCGGCGAACCCCGGACGCTTGCATTCGTCGAGGATCTCCTGGCGAACGTCGAGGATATTGCGCGGGTTCCTCATCGCCATGATCCAGCGCGCCTCGGTCATCGCGCGCGCGCTGGCGACGAGCGCCTCGGTCGCCGAGTTGCCCATGGCGAGCGATGTCTCGCTGAATCCGGTCCGTGCGATCTGATTTGATCGCACCGAGGTAGTCAGGGCACCTCGCGGTCGTTGTTCTTCTTCGTGAGAATCATCGCTGTCACGGGGATCATCGTGGTCGTCGCTCATCCTTGCTGCTCCTTATCTGATGGTGACTTCCAGGTGCGCGGCCAGTTGAACGGCCGCTTTCCCGGGAACTCGTGGGTATACTTCTCGTCGGTTCTGGCGGCGATTGTAGCCAGCGACTCCGACATGGTGGTTACCAGTTCGTGCAGCTCGTGAGCATCGATCGCGGCGCGTGTGGCATGTCCGATCGGCGTATGACCTGCCGATTCCAGACAGATCAGCGCGCGTGAGATCGTCGGCCCCAGGCCACTCAGGGCCATCCTCGCATCGTCACGTGCGTCGCGGGCGATGCCGGCATGGTCCACTGTGCGAGATGGTTTGCTGCGCTTCCAGGTCACTTTCTCAGGCTTCCCGCGCGCGTTCTTCCAGGTCAGTCCCTCGTGATCGCCGATCTTGAGCTTGAGCTGCTGCACCACCTTTCCGAGATCGCTCTCGGCATCGGCTACGCGCTCGCGTAGATCGCGACCACGCTCGATCAGCGTGAAGGTCTCGCCATCCTCGCTGATATCGATCAGTGCGCCCGGGTTCGCGGCCCACCGCGCCTTGAGCCAGCCATCGAATGACTCGCTGCCGTCAGGCTCCGGCACCGCACCGCCTCGCACGTTGTCGACGAGAAATCGCTGACATTGCTCGGTGAGGCCGCTGAGCAGCTCGTCATCGCGATCGATCGTGTAGTCCGTCGGCTGACCGTCAATGAAGGCACAGAGGTCCCATCGATCCAGGCCGGTGACCGCCAGGTTCCAGCTGCATTGACACAGCTCCCACAGCGGGATCTCATCGGTGCCCGGCGCGCCGTAGAGGTGACCGACGCGCCAGGTGTGGCACTTGATCTCGAGACCGCGGTCAGGGTCCGCTGATCCTGCCGCGTAGGCGATCCCGTCCGGCGTGGCCATCATCCACTCGCGATCGGGGTGCACGAGCGTTCCGGGCACCTCGATCCGCAGGTTGTGCCGGGTCGCGTAGTCGGCGCGCACGACGGGTTCCAGCAGCTCACCCCAGCGCGATCGCTCCGTATCCCGCCATGGCGGCAGCTCGCCTCGCTTCTCGCGCCAGACGTCGATCCGGCTGCGGTACGGGTTGAGACCGACGATCGCAGACACGTCGGTTGCGGTGATGCCCTCAAGACGCTGCGCAATCTGCGCTGGTGTTAGCCCCATGCGGTCGAGTTTACCGCAGCGCTACAATCACCGCAAGCGCCGCAAGGCGCGTTCCGTGCCTTCGATGAATTTGGTTGGATCCATCGGAGGCAGCGAACTAATGAGATCGACGAATCGGACCGATGACACGCTGCGGTCGATGCCGTCGAATGCCGAGGCGACCGCCCCGGTCGGTGCCAGTCACGGTACGCCGGCGTACATCGGGAATCCGGTCGCATCGGCGATCAGCTTGCGCACGGCGCCGAAGGCGTCGCGCTCGATCTCCGGTCGGCGGTGCAGCCCGAACGAGAACATCGGTCGCTTGCCGTCCTCGGTGAGTGCGAACCGCGGGCGCACCTCGATCTGGTACCGATCGCCGCCCTCGAACACTGGGATCGCGATCCAGAACGCGCGCGGGATCTTCGTGCTGGTCGCGGGATCCGTCTCGATCTTGCAGACCAGGATGTTATCGCCGGTGGTGACGTCGATCTCGCGTTGGTACACACCCTTGGTGTTGATCATCAGCCGGCGCGCCAGCATGAGCACATCCAGCGGTTGCGGCGCGCCAGCGATTGGCTTGCCGTCCGCTCCGGTCGCGATCAGGTCCTCGAGATGCTCCTCGACGAAGTCCCCGAAGGCCGATTGCGACATCGGCTGACCATCGCGCTCGGTCCACGCCTTCCACTGCGGCGAGCGCGGGCAGGTGTAGGTCGCGCGATATTGACGCCACGCTGCGCCGCTGCCGGCCGGGTGATCGTCGAGCACCGCGACGAATCCCATCGCTGGAACATTCGCGTACACGATCGTGTCCTTGCTGCCCCAGCGCTTGAGCGCTTCGATGTAGGTCTCGACCTCGTGCAGCGTGAGCGTTCCGGTGCGCCGGGTAGGGCCCGTGCACCTGGCGTCGAGTGTCTCGAGCACGTCGCGCAGGATCTGGAGCTGCGCGTTGCCCTCGTACTCGTTCAGCGCAACGGGGACCTTGACATGCTCATCGTTGGGATGCGCGAGCCAGGTCACGCGCGCGGAAGCGCCGGCGATCCTAGAACCGGCGTCGAGAATGGTCTGTGCGTTGTCGATGTCATCGCTCACTTGTTGCCTCCATTGTTGTCGATGCTGATGACGCGCGCAGCAGGAACCGCGCGCGGCAGCGGAAGTGTTGCCTGCCGTGGATCCTCGGTGACGAGCTTGCCCTCGGCGTTGACGTAGTAGCTGCCACCCGGGAGCTTGGCCTCCGGCTTGCTCGTCTTGATGGCCACCGCGACCTCGGCGATGCCATCAGCACCGGCTGCCACCGCGATCTGGATGGTCAAGCCGCCTTTCTTGCCAGTCGCCTGGCATGCCTGCAGCAGCTCGGCGAGCTTGCCGCTGCCGAGTCGGTTGGTAGCTCCATGCCCGATATCGCGGATCAGATCCGCCAGATCGAGCGCCTCGGGTGCCTCATTATTTGCCACGGTTTATCTCCTTGTCGGACGTGTGTATCATAGCTCTGCTGTAAACTCCAGGCATCCGTGATACGATCGCTGCATGCTGACACAGCGCGGAACCGTTCTCGCCCTCACGATCGACCAGATCGTCACCAGGTGGCTGTATCTATGCGGCAAGCGCAAGCTCGCCGATCTCGACGAGTATGCGCGTGGCCGAGGTGTGGCTCCGCTCGTCTGTCCGCCGATTTACTACCTGCTGCACGAGCACAATGGCGGCAAGGATCCATCGGCACCGGATCCCGCCGATCGATGGCAGAACCCCGGCTCGACGTTCGTGAACCGTACCGCGGACTGTGTGGCGGCGGTGGCCTGGGGCCAGGGATGGGACCGTTACCAGCCGCAGCGTTTCAATGTGCCCGGCTACGAGGGATGGATCAACACCGATAGCGCCCGATGGGAAGCGGCGAACCGCGGCGAGTGCTTCGAGCGCATCGCTCGGCCAGAACCCGGCGCCGCGATCGTGTACGCGAGCGATCCGCAGCACCACAGCCATGGGATCCCAGTCGGCCACATCGGCGGCATCACCGCTTACCACCTAGCCGAGTGGAACCCGGCCGATCCGGCGTGCTGGGAAGCGATCGAGGTAGCCAACATCGCCGCCTACAAGAACCCGGATGACACGCCGGCACAGGCGAATCGCCTTACCACCGGAGCCCACTGGCAAGGCAAGGATGCCTGGTTCCTGCGCTCGATCATGAAGCCTTGACATGAGTTTGTAGCAATGCTACAAACTCATCATGCTCGAAACGACTCGTATTGTTCGGACCCGGACAGGAGACAAGATTCACCTTGGAAGCACTGGGGCTGCCCGGGTTTATTGTGGCGCCACCTTCGGATACCACCCGGAGCCCGTCAAGTGGGCGCCCGGCATGCATCGACGGTTCTGCGCGCGTTGCTGCTCACCCACAGGCATCGCGATCGTGCGCGCGATCGTATCGTTCCTGACCCAAACCGAGGTCTAATTTCCTTGAGCCTCGGGCCGGAGTCGAACCGGCGACCCGCGGTTCACAAAACCGCCGCTCTACCAGCTGAGCTACCGAGGCGCGCTACAGGCGGCCCAGGCGGCGGATGACCAGCGTTCCAGCTCACTGATCCGGGCTGCCAGCGCGTCATCGCGGGTAGCCGGATCGAGGAACGGTGCCAAGTCAGCCGGTGGGCTGGGCGGCGGATGTCGGAGACATGGATCCCGCACCGGCGTCACCGGCGGTATCGGGACCCGCGCGGGTGGATCGCCATGCCTGCAGCAGGCGTTGCAGAGAACCAGCAACAGGGCCAGCGGTCGCAGCCTGTGCCAGGAGATCATCGAGGGCATCGGCTCGTTTCCTTTCCGCATCGGCACGCGCTCGCTGCGTGGCCTCATTGGCGACTGCGATGGCGAGCTGGCCGGCCTGTTTCTGTGCATCTACCCGAGCATCCGCGCAACGCCGCTCGGCATCGCGCAGATCCGAGGCGAGCACGATGAACAGGCAGGCGATCAGCCCGAGCACCACGGCGCCCGCGATGAACCCGGCTGCGATCACGCTGCCTGCTTGGCGATCGTGCGCGCAACGGTGTAGCCGAGCGCCCCGAGAACCGAGGCAGCCATCCCGGCGATCGCCAGCACTCGATCGTTCGTCAGCGCTCCGCTCGCGTAGAGCGAGGTCAGAGCGAGCGCCGCGAGCTTGAGCCAGAATTCGCTCGTGCGCCAGCCAGGCTTGACCGGGGCCGGCGCCGGGGCGGGATCGGTGGTGGTCGATGCAGTCGTCGTGTCAGGCATGATGAACGCTCCTTTGAGCGCCCATCCTACGGGCCATTTACGACGGGGGCAATGGTGTATTCGCGCGGGGCAATTACGTGCGCCCGGCCGCCGGACAGCATCACCACGACGTCTAGCCAATAGAGCTTGGGCGTCAAGTTGCTGTCGACGCTCGAGATCGTGATGTCGGCCTGACCGAGCGTGTCGCCCGATTGCGCGAGGAGCGTGATGCCGCTGGCAACCGCCTTGGCGATCGCCGGGGGATCTGCACCGCCCAGCGTGGGCTTCACCTGGAACTCGATCGCGGCTCCGGTCAGGTCCACTCGCGCATCCGCGTCATCGGTCACGGTCAGCCGGTACGTGGCCGAGTCACCGGCATAGATGGTCATCGGTCCGATCAGATCGATCATGGTCGTTGCCTCCACGAGCTGCAGGTGACCGAACAGCTGGCCGACCACCGCAATCGCGCCGCGCAGCATCACTTGTCCCGATCGGCCGGCGGCCGGCGAAAGCTGTACTCGCCGCCCGGCCGAGGCAGGCGTTCCTGACTGGCCGGGCGATCCAGCTCGCGCGTGACGTCGCGCGTCGAGGCTCGGTGCACCGGCAAGGATTCCACAAAGCCGGTCGGAGTGCGCTCGCCCCAATCGATCACCGTATCGACGCGCTCGGCGAGCACAGCGATGTCCTGCCGAAGATCGCCTACGGCAACACCGACGGCTGCGAGCGCAGCGGTGTCAGCCTTGGTATGCGCCTCGATCTTCTCGGTCACCTTGTCGATTGCCAGGATCATCCGCTCCCCGACGCGGTACACGATCCTGGCCAGCACGATCAGCGCTCCGACGGCAATACCGCTCTGGCCAAGTAATTTCCAGATCTCTGTGTCGTTCATGTCAGTCCCTCCGCAACGAAGAACGTGCACGGGCCGAACTGTGAGTTGTTCGCAGGATTCACGAACTGCAATTCAAGCTGATCGATAGCTATCGGGAATGTGCCGACCGGATCTACCGGGCACCGCCTGCCATTAGTCCAGACCGGAGCACCCATGCCATTCGCAGCATTCTGGATAGTGGGTCCAGCTGCTGGAGCATGGAGACTCTGGAATAGGAAGTTGCCGCTCGCTCGCCGAGAAAATAGACCGCTCCCACTGCCATTCACATTGGCACCGTTGAGCACCTGATGATTGGATGCCAGAAAGCCGCCACCATCGAACCAGGTCAGCTTGCTCAACTTGCTGTTCTCAGTGGCCGGGTCCGTGAAGGGAATAGCGACGCTGACGAGCCGCCCGACTTGACCTTCACTGCGATGCACGATGCCAAGCGTCTCCACTCCACCACTCGTCTTGGCGATATAGAATCGGTTGATGATCGAGAAGTTGGCCCCGACATCGTAGCTGGCAGCCGGAATGAAGTTGTATTCCCACGGCATCGTGGTATGCGGTCTGACCCGGAGTGGCAAGCGCTGGTCGTGTAGCACCGCAACGGCGCCCGCCGTATCGTCGAACGCGAATCCCGCCGCCGCAACGTAGTTGGTGCCGACCACGATGCCAGCAATCACGACGTTGCCGGCATCCGGTGTCGGATATGTCGGCGATGCTGCAGGGGTGCCCTGCTTGACCGATAGCGTGCATTTCACGCGGCGCCGGATGTTCGGCGTGATACTGGACAGCGCGCGCGTGGCTGCATCCTGGAAGTCGCGCGCCGTGGCAGTGTCCTCGAGATACTCGAGTTTCATCTGCACGATATCCACGCGCGGGTTCGCCGGATCACCGTTCGCGATCGTCACCTCGTCGGTGCCGCCGAATGTGAAGGCGAGGAGCTTGGGCTCAGTGCCATCCGCCGCGGCCACCGCCTGCATGAGGGTGCCGGCAGCGATCTTGAGCTTGTTGTTCGCCGAACCCTGATAGGGCATCGCGCCTGGAACAGATAGCGCGTAGGCGTACGGGCTCACCGTCGGATCGAACGTGGAATGGATAGTGCTGACGAACCCCTCGCGCGGCAGACAGCTACCGATCAGCTGGTCCCACAGGATCGCGAGAGCCCGGGCTCCGAGCCCGTCGAGATCATCCAGCTCGATCCCCTCGCCATCGGCGAACTTCACACGGCCAAAGATGTCAGTGGTCATATCATCCTCACGGGTTGAGCCGGCGCTCCACGATAACACCCACACCGGCCGCTTTCTTGATTCGTAGTGCCTCGCGCACGCCCGCCGCCGTGCCAGCAGTGGTGCCGAATGGCAGGATCATGACGATCTTCGTCGGCCGCAAGACGCACGTCCGGTAGCCCCGGCTGATGTACGCCCGGGCGCGCCCGGCGCCAGCGCCATCAGTCAGGTTGCCGGTGACGTCAAGCCGCTGAGCTGTCCAGGTCACGGTGGGATCGGTGCCTGCAACGCCGGCTGCATTGGTCACGATCGCGGCGTTGTCGTCCAGCCCGGTGATCGTCCGCGTGCCGTTGTTGCCGCCGGCCGCGGCGCCGGCGATCACGAGCTGCCAAGTGACCACCGGAGCCACGCTCGCGGCCTGGAACGGCGGCGCCGGCCATGGCAGCACGGTCGGGGTGAACGTGCTGGTGGTGCCGCTCTGTGTGAACGTGCCGCCGGTTCCAATCAGCGGCTGGAAGTGGCCGAGATACGCGGCGTCGCGCGGCAGCTCCACCAGTGCTGCATTGCCGACGATACCCACGCCGGCCAGGATGCCGTTGACCGCATCAAGCAGCGCCTGCCGCGTCAGGGCATCGGGAATCAGGCGCAGGCGCTGCTGCAGCGCCGGATCGGTCTCGCCGGCCTGCCGAGACGTGCCGCGATCGCGGGCGTGCTGATTCAGCCAGTCCGGGGTTCCTGCGCCGGGACCCGTCGCATGTGTGATGAGCGTTTGCTCGAATAGGTAGTCAACGATCGCCCGTGGACTACCCATCATCTTGGCGGCAGCTGTCAGGAACTCGTCATCACGCTTAAGCCACTTTGGCAGCGCATTTCTGCCGAAGTCGTAGAGTTCCTGTTCATCGTGGGTAAGCGCCATGGCGAATCCTCAGGTGATGGCGACCGTGCCCGGCCGGATTACCTGTGCTGGGAGTGGCACGACATCAGCGAGCGGCGTGGTCAGGGTCAGCGCCTCGATCGCATCCGGGTCGACTGAGATCCCGGCGGCCTTGATCGAGTCGATGAACAGCGTCTCGCCCTGGCGTTGCTTGTTCATGCGGCCGACGATCGCCGCCGCGGCCACCGGCCCGAGCACGCTCGTATCGATTCCGATCTTGGCGACAAGCTGGCCGGTCACGTTCACGATCAGCTGGGTTCCGCCGATGATCGTCACAAGCGAGCTGGCCGCTCGCCAGTTCTCGATCTCCGCGATGGTGTCGCTCACCATCTGCGCGGTGCTGTTGCCGTCGCTATCGGTGACCACGAGCGTGGTAATCCCCGTGCCGAGATCTTCCGTCGCGCGCGAGACGCGCACGCGTGGCACCTTGAGCGCGCCGAATTCCAGCGCCGCCAGCGTGCCACGCCGCAGCGTCTGCCAGAACAGGCGGGCGCGCACCTTGAGTTCATCATCGGTCTCCTCGTCGTTTCCGCCCGCCGCTACCGCTGGGTTGGTGATCGCGATCGTAGCGTCGAACGGCGAGCTGATGAGCCGCGTGATGGTCGCAGCTGCCACGTTGCCGCTCCGACCGGCTAGCTGTGCGGTGACGTTAACGCTGTGCGGACCATTGTCCGCGGCGCCGAATGTGACCGTCGTATCTAGCGTGAACAGCACAGTGTTACCCGCGCTATCGAACGCCGAGCCGACCACGAACCCGGCGAGAAGTGAACCGCCCGCGCCGCCACTCGTCCGGGTCACGGTCACTGTGCTCTGCGATGTCGTGGCTTCCGATCGTTGGATGTTGAGGTGGTCATCGCAAAGCGCCGTGAGTTTGTCGCCCTTGGCGCCGTCGATGAACGTCTCCTTGAGCGCTTGCACCGCGAAGCGGATGACGGCATCGGCCATTGCTCCGGACCCGTGCTGATGTGCCTGCGTGACATCACCCTCGAGAAACTGCAGCGTGGGGCGTGCCGCCAGCGCCTCGGCTTCATATTGCGCGAGGAGATCATCGAAGGATGGTGCGACGGGCATCAGCGAACCTCCACTTGAACCGTGAGCGGACGGTCCATCCGCAGTCGCCCCGTCGGGGTGACCGTCACGGCGATCTTGACACCCGGCGAACCATCGTCGAGCGGTGTCGTGGTCACCAGATCAACCGTGTGCACGCGCGGATCGCGCAGATACTGGGATCGGATCCGGCTCTCCAGCTCGGCGCGCACCGCCGGCGTATTCCTCGCCTTCACGTAGTCACCGGCGCCGACTCCGAAGTCCGGAAGGGTCGGCCATTCCCGCGGGCGAGTGATCAGCCGCCGGATGAGCGATTGCCGTAGTGCCTCGCGGCCGGTCGCGACCAGCAGATCACCGGCCGGGGTCTCCACGTAGTCAGCCTCGCCGGTGATAGCATTCGGCACCGTAACGTCATACCAGATGTCCTCGCCGAAGAATTGCGCATCCTGCGTGGCACGATCCGACGCGGGCACGCCCGAGGTGCCCTCGCTCGGCGCCGGCAGGGTCCAGACCGGGCCGCTCATGCGCTCGCCCTCGCGTTCGCGACCTTCACACCTACGATTGTCGGTGGCCAACCGCCGCGCGGCAGGAGTCGCACAGGAACCGGCTCACTGCCCAGCGGTCCGATCGTATTGTCGCCGGGAACATCGAACGGCCAGCAGAAACCGCCATCGACATCGATCGCCACGTACCGCTCGTTACGATCGGCATAAGACACCTGGATTGTGAGCACGCAGCCGCTGCCGATGTGCGACGCGAGGAATGTGATCGGTGTCCGGCGGGCCACCCGGAAGTCTACCGAGAACGCCCCAGTCACTCCGGGGGGCACATTCGGCGTGGGAGTGATCGAGGAGAGCACCGGGGTCGGGATCCCGCCGGTAGTGACTTCGATCGTGCTAACCACCGTGGCGAATCCGGCTGATTGGTACTGCACGCTCAGCAACCCAGCGACCACGGCATCAGCTGCGACCGCCTGGTAGTAATAAAGTCCGGATCCCACTTCGTGCAATGTACCGGCCGCATTGGCGAGCGCGGCACCGTCAAGGCTAGTCTGCAGATCGCTCGGAGCGGTCACGGTAGCGCCGGTGGCCAGCTGTGGCGGCTCCAGCGATGTTCCATATATGGTCAACGGCCATCGGAGCTTGGTCACATCGGTCTCGCCGACGCCGAAGATCTGCCCGATCTGTGCAGCCTCGATCTCGGTCCGATATCCGGTGCGCGAGAACAGCACCGCCAGAAATCCCGGCGTGCCGACCTCGGCGAGCGTAGCCTCGTAGTAGTATTCGCCGCGGCCGAGGTGCGCGAGCGTGCCAGCGCCGTTCGCGAATGCAGCGCCGTTGATTGATACCTGGATCGTGCCCACCGGCGGAGCTGCGGCAGCGGCACCGTCATCCGCCAGTACCGATCCATCGTCCAGATAGATCATGAACGGGATCCGACGTGCCGTTGCGGTCGTCTCGCTGAGATTGATCGTGCGCATGCTGGTCCGATCAGTTGTAGATCACCGTCAGTCCGTTGCCGCCGTTGCCGCCCGCGGCCCCGTTCGTGCCGGTCCCCTGTGCCGCACCGCCGCCGCATCCGGTGGCGCCAGAGACATCAAGCTTGCCAGCTCCAGTGCCCGCCGCAGGGCAGGTACCGTCGCCACTCTCGCACACGATGACGCCGCCTGCCCCACCACCACCACCACCACCACCACCACCGTTGGTGGCGGCAGTCGCCCCTGACCCAACCGCGCATGCGCCTCCCAGCGCTCGAATGGTACCGCTCACCGAGAACGATCGCGCCTGCACTACGAGCCAGCCTGCACCGCCGCCACCGCCGCCGCCAGCGCCGGCTCCGGCGGCCCCGCCCGCGCCGCCACCGCCGCCGCCAGTCGGCGCGCTGAATGAGCTGGTCCCTGCCGTGACGCCCCACTGGATCGCCCGTACAGACGCGAAGTGATTACGGAAGGATGCGCCGGTCGATGACGATGCGAGGGTTATCGTGCCGCCACCACCACCGCTGTTGCCGGAGGAGCCGCCGGCATTGCCCGGCCCGCCGCCACCACCACCGGCACCGTGGCAGTTGCCGCCGTTGCCACCAGTGGTAGGCGTTGTGCCATTCCCGCCGGCTGCAGCCGTCGCACTGCAATCGGTTGGTGTCGTGGATGACGAACCGCCGCCGCTACTGGCATTGCCGCCCGCAGTTCCTGACGGCAGCGGGTGTGCCGACCAGCCGGCCGCGCCGCCAGCATTCGTGACCGCCGCCAGGCCATTCGTGTTGAGATCGCCAGTAACCGTCAGCGTGCCGCTCACATGAAGCGGGAACCCCGACGGAAGCCACGTCTTGCCGCTCTGGATTGTCAAGCTCGAGAAGAAACATTCACGCGTCTGCGTGTAGACGTTGCTCGCGACGGTCACACACGCAACTCCGGTCACCGAGCCGGTGCCGACGGTGGCGGTTCCGTCGGCGGTGAGCGCGCCGTCGCTCCCGTCGCCGAACTCGCCGTGCGCCACGAACAGACCGGACACGTCGCCCGTCGCGATCGCGAGCACGGTCTTGACCTGCGAGGCGGTGAGCGCCAGCGGAACCGCCGTGCCTCCCGTGTTGTTGCCGAGGATCGTCAGGTCGGCGATCGTCTGCATCTTCGCGAACGTCACGGCGTTCGCCGCGATCGCGGTCGACGTCACCGCGCTGGTCGCGATCGTGAGCGTGCAGGAGCCGCCCGCCGAGGCGACGTCGCCGGTGAACGTCGGCAACCTGGCGCACGAGAGGGTGCCCCCGGTGATGTCGGAGGCGGAGGCGCTCGTCGCGACCGACGCGAGGGCGAGCGCCGTCCGCACCTGCGATGCGGTCAGCGCCACCGGCGACGCCGCGCCTCCCGTGTTGTTGCCGAGGATCGTCTGGTCGGCGATCGTGGCGATGTTGCCGAGCGTCACGCCGTTCGCCGCGATCGTCGTGGCGACGCTACCAGCCGTCGTCGTTACCGGGCCCGTCAGCGCAGGGAACCGCCCGGCCGGCAGGGTCCCCGTGGTGAGGTCCGTCGCGCTGGCGCTCGTGGCGATCGCGAGGAGCGCGAGCATGGTGCGGACCTGCGACGGCGTGAGGTACACCGGCGTGGCGGCGCCGCCCGCGTTGTTGCCGATCAGCGTGCTCGCATCCTCAGCCGCCATCATGCCGAGGGTGACAACGCCGGTACCGATCGTGCTGACGTTGGAAGCCGCCGGGATCGTCACATTGCCGGTGATTGCGGCACGACCGAGCGGACTGGCCGTAGTGCCGCTGCCGGTCTGCGTCGAGTCATGGACCACCTTGGTCAGGCCACCACCTCCGGTGAGCTGGCTGCCACCGTTGGCCCCGAGTGCGAATGCGGCGAATCCCACCAGACCAAGGATCAGTGCAGCTCGAGTGAGTATCTTGTTGTGTGGCATTGTCATTTCCCCTTGAGCACGGTAGTGCCCACTGCATCGTCAGCGGTCGATACCACGGCATCACTCGGCACACCAGTGAGACCGCCGCCGAGTGTTCCGCCGCTATGCGTGTGGATGATGTACTTATTCACGAGCGCATTGAGCTTGTCCACCGTGGCTTGCAGTGAGGAGAGCATCGCCAGCGCCGCAGCACCGCCAGATCCATCATGCACAAGCACCTCGGGTCGCACGATCACGATGCGCGTCGGTGTCGGTTCCTGGCCGGTCGGCACCACGCCGGTGGAGAGCGTGCCGATCACCGTCGGCATGAACGCCATCTCTCCCTCGGGCAGCACCACCACTACTTCCTCGCCGATCTGGGGAACTTGCCACAGCCCGGCGGCGAGCCGGCAGGTCACATCATGTAGCGTCGGCTGTAGCACCACCTCGATCAGGATATCATCGCCGGTATTGGCAAAATGCGTCGTCTCGCCAGCTGGCACCACGACGCGGCCGATCGCGATCCACTGACGCGTGTCGCGGAACAGGTGCCGCATGTCAGTCAGATCGAGCCGCTTGACCGCCCGTCGGCCGCGCTTCGGGGTCGACATCCTCATGGCTTGGCGAACCTCCGCCGGTTGGCATCGATCTTTGCCTGACTCCAGCCGATCGGCTTGCCATCGGCGCCGGTCAGCGACGCGCGTCGCTGACTCAGCATGCTTTGCCGCGGCGGATCGCTCGTACCCTCGCGGATGCCGTCCATCACCATGAAGTCCTGCAGCTCCATCTCGATCGACACGCCGTCGTCTGAGGTGTATTCGATAGTCCCCTCCTTGAAGCGGAGCGGACGGTCGATGCCGCGGAGGATCTCGTAGCGCTTGGCGATCTCGGCAGCGATCTGATCGTTGAACCCACGCGACACGAGATGCGCGACCTTGACCGACATCGACACGGCTGGGTTGCTGAGCAGCTCGCGATTGAACTCGTCCCATTCGATCGTGAAGGCGTCGCCGGCCTCGACACCGAGAATGTCAGCGTGCTTGAGATCGTCCAGATCGTGCGTCTTGGCGATCACCGTGCGCTCGGCCTTGCCGAGTAGGTGATAGCGGTTCTCGGCGATCTGCGCGAGGATCTTTGGATCGGTCACTCCATGCACGGTGAAGATCTGATACTCGTCACGCTCGCGGACCGTGGTCCGGACCTTGCCGCGTTTGCTGACGGTGGTGGTCTCCTTCACGCGACGCTTGAAGCGCGGTTTCTTGTTGCCGCGGAACTTGAACACGCCATCGCGCGGAACTCCTCCGGTCGGGAACTCAGCGCTGATCGTTCCGACCTTCGGATCGTAGCTGCGCACGACGATGGTCGGCGACTGCTCCTTGCCGAGATGCCGGCGTAGCGTGAGGTGCTCCAGGTTTTTCCCCCACGCCATGCGCTTGATGCTCGATGTGTCCCGATCGGTGATCGTCTTGGGTCGGCTGATCACTACATCGAGCCCATCGACGAAACAGATGAACCCATAACGCTCGACGAGCTTGTAGATCACGTCCCAGTAGCTCGTACCATTCTCGATCGGGATGCCGCGCTTGGCATTCGTAGCCACCTCGGCGTGCACGATCGGCATCAGCCCAGGATCGATCCCGCGCACCTGTACCGCCAGCTGGCGGTCAGGGTCCGCTTCCTCGAGTAGCTCGTCGACGATCAGATCCAGCCGCTTGCCGACCGGGATCCGGCGCGCGGTTCCGTTGGCATGCGGAGGCCAGGGCACGGTCATCAGGTAATGCGTGTAATCTTGACCCTTGATCGTGATGAACTTGCCCGATCCGGACAGTTCCATATCATCATCGTCGAACGTCCCAACGATCCGCGGCTTGTTGCCGAGTGTGAACGCGTCCCGAGTGGACTCGATGCCAAGCTCCAGGCCAAGCGTGTCGGTCGGTTCGCGCACCGTGGTATCGCCCGGGTCCGCGTTGGCCAGCGGATGGCGTCGATCGAGCACCCGGCGCCGCTCGGTCGTGCTACTCGTCTGGAAGATGAAGATCTCGGCGGCACCCGCGCGCACGAGCTGCGGATCGATCGGCAGATCCCCGGCCTCGAATACCAGCTCGAAGCTATCAGCCTGCTTGTAGCTGTTGATGTGGACGGTCACCGCCTTCGGAATGATCGGGATCACCTGGATCTGTGAATCGCGCGCGGTGTCACCATACCCATCGAAGATCACCTGAAGGATCGCACGCGCTTGCGGCCGGTACAGCCGCGGCGCGGACGCTTGCCGGATGAGCTCCACCGGCATCACACCCCCCCGCGTTCTGGGATGATCAGCATCTCGGTGCCGTCCATCGTGAAGCTGGCGAGCGCGTTGCGGTCGTAGATCAGCTTCCAGCCGTGGGGCGTGCCGTAGAACTTGCGGCTGATCGCGTAGAGATGCTCGCCGGTCTGTGGCCGGTACAGCCGCCGCGCATCAGGCTCCGCGCGCTCGGTTGCCGCCCGATCGCCGGTGAGCGCGGCACCCATCGCGATCCGCGCCGACCAGCGCAGCGATCGGATCCAGTCCTCGAAGTCCAGCACCGACATCGCCGTCTGCGTGGCCATGTCGGAATCCGCACGCACCTGTTCGAGGCGCGCGAGTAGCGAGAATGCCGTGTCGCGACCAGTACGGAACTGGGTTGCGATCCGCGTGAAGGCATCGATCGGCTGTTCCGGCGGGGCCAGATCGCGCTGATCGATCGTGGCCGCGAGCGTCTCGCGGTTGTCGACCGTCGCGGTGAGGATCTCGGTCACGTCGTCGGCAAGCGAGCCAGCGATCGCGTGCCGCGGGGCCAGATCGTCAGCATCAAGCATCGCCTGCACGGCCAGGTCGAAGTTGTCGAGCGACGTGGAGGTATCCGGAGGTGTGATCGGCACGCGTGTCGGATCGGTCGCGCCGGCGCGGCCATGCACCGATACCGTGAACTCGTATTCGATGCGCCACGCCGCGCGCCATTCCGGATCGAACGAAGTAATCACACCCTCGAACACCTGGGTACCGTACTGCCAGCGGATCCCGTTGCCGCGGTCAACCATGGCCTCGAAGCGGGCCAGCTCGGCCTCGGCGTAACCGTGTCCGTTGTAGCGGTCATCCCAGTAGCCCTTGAACACCTGCGGTTTCTTCCGCGGCCCGAGCATCTGCTCGCTCGGCTTGATCGCGTTCGGGTAGTCGGTGCGCACCGTGTGGTGCTCCGTGCCCATGTGCCACGGCTTGAGCGGGCACGCACGCGCGCCGCCGCCACGCATGCCATCGAATGGGGCCGACGGCTTGCTGTCCGCCGTCCACTCGAAGCGTTCACCGAGATCCGCCACGGCTGGATCGCCAGCGCTCGGCAGCTCGGTGATGACGAAGACACCGTTGGCCACGGTCAGCCCTCACGCAGCGCGCTCACAGCGCTTGAGGGGTTCTTGGCGGCATCTCGGAAGAATTCGATCAGACCGAATGCCATCCGGTCGGGATCGTCGCTTTGTACTTCGATCCGCTGGATATGCACGTTGACGTTTGGTTTCTCGGCGAGTTTCTTGTGCTTCCCTTCCGGATCATCGGTGTCCGCGCGCAGGATCTCCACGATCGTCTTGGGATCGATCTTCATCCCGTGGCTGTTGATGTAGGCCAATAGATCTTGCTGTGCCTTGGCTGTGTCGAGCGTCTGTCGCTGGTAGTCGGTGAGTGCCCCGAACCCGTATTCCCATGCGTCATTGCCGGTCTGCTGCAGCGCCGCCTGCCGATCGGCCAGATCCTTCGCGCGAGCGTTCATCTCGTCGGCGAACTTCTGCAGCCCGCCGGCCTTCGAGATCTCCTCGTCGCCGATCCCTATCTGGGATAACGCTCGCATCTTCTGCGTGTAGATGTCACTTGGGACGTACCCACCCTCGCTGTAGGTGCCCTGATTCTCCTCGCGTGCGGCATCGGCCGCCAGGTTTCCCATGGTGCGCGCCAGGTTCGCGCTGCCGGTCAGGTTGGTCGATGCCGCGGCCTGCTTGGGTGCGGCATCGGCGGCACGCTGCAGGGCTTGCGTCAGTGCATCCGCGGCGCGGTTGATCTTCTCGAACTGCCGGCCGGTCTCACCGATCGCTAGATCGTGAAGCGCATCCTTGAGCCCGGTTGCCTCGCTGACGATCGAACCGAACGCGTAGCCGAGCGCGGCGCTCTGCGCGAGCAGCGGCAGGCTGCCGGCCACGTTGCCGAGCGTGACGTTCGTGCGCCCGGCGCCGGCTTTCGTGAACTCGTAGTCGCCGGTCTCCGGGTTGAACCGATCGCGCGCCGGCGCCATCCACGCTCGTAGATCGCCGAGCATGCCAGCACCGCGAGTGCCACCCTTGACCAGCGACGACATCATTCCGCCGACCTGGACCGCGAGCCAGATCTTGCCTATCGCCATCAGCTCGCTCGCGTGGTCGACCAGAAATGCCACCGCATCCTTGACGTAGCCGAATCCTGTGATGAGCCCGGAGCCGACTTTGTGCGCGATCTCCTCTACCTTGTGCTTGTTCTGATCGAGCCAGTCATTCCAGCCCTTGATCTCGTTCTTGATTGCCTCGAAAAGTGGCAGCCCGACCTTGCCGAGGACAATCTGTAGCTTGTCCTCGAGAGTCGACATCACACCAACCCAGCTCTTGCTGAACGCCTCGGCGGCATTCTTCATCGCTGGACTGTTGAGCACATCCTCCACGATCTGCAGACGCTTCTCGGCGGTCAGCGCATTGAACTTCTGTTCGTCCATGTGCGCCATGCCAAGTAGCTGCTTGGCGAACATCATCCGCTTGTTGACGTTGCCGGCGAGCATCTCGCTCAGCTCCAGCGAGCTGTACGCGCTCTCGTAGCCGAACGCCTTGGCAGCGACAACGCCTTGCTCGGTGATCGTGGTCAGATCCTTGATCGCACCGCCGGCCTGGAACGTGCTGACCGCCACCGCCTTGCCGAACGTCAACATCTCGGCGGTGGTGACCGGGGTCATCTGCGAGAATGACTGGAACTCGTCGTAGAGCTTGCCGGCTTTCTCGATCGCGCGATCCCAAGTTCCGCCGGTGTTACCCTGGATCATCGCGGAAAGGCCGATCTTGGCGCTCTCTACGCCGGAGTTGAAATCGAGGAGCGCTTTCTTGGCCTCGCGCCCAGTGAGCGCAGCGACTACCGCAGCACCCATCGCCATGAACTTGCCGGTGGTGTGCTCTACCTCGCGCCCGAGCTTGCGAGTGTCGTCCGACAGGGCACCGACGGCATTGCCGGCTCGGTTGTCCACCGAGTAGCGCACCTTGACGTCGTATACCGTGCTGAATGACATTGCGCGTTACCTGTCGTCCTTTGGTCGTCCAGCGCTTTGCTCGTTCGAGATATCGATTAGGGCATTCAACTCCTCAAGTGCGAGGAATCTGTCGCTGAGTGGCATGGCGAGAAACGTTGCGTAGGTATCGGGATAGCCATGCCAGGTCAGCCTCATGTAGTCGCGCCAGAGCTGGCGCCTGACCTCCCAGTATCGGCGCTTGCGCGGGTTGCGCTTGTCGGAGACGCGAACGCGCCGACGGTCCGTGCTCCCTCGATCCCCTCGGTCAGTTCCTCGTTCGGAACGCCGTTGACCTCCGAGAAGTAGCGATGGAGCGCGGTCCATGCCGGCAGACTCCAGCCGTCGGGTTCCGCGAACGGTGCACCATCTGCGTTGACGTGGCGGTAGGCGACGGAGCTGCCGTTCAGCTCGCCCAGCCCGACGATCGCGAGCTTGATGCTCTCGCGGCGTTCGGCTTCGAGCGTGAGCTTGGTCGATCGACGCTCGATGTCGCTGATCACCTGATCCGTGAGCATCGCGGCCTGTACCTCGTCCTGTGAGGTCAGTTCTTGGATGAACACCTCGCGGCATTCGCGGACCTTCGAGGGCATCACGAAGTGCATGACCAGCCTGCCTGGCAGCCGGCCGGCGAGCGCCCGCGAGAACTCGTCGAGCGCGGTGGATGGTGGCGCCGGATCGGGCGCTGCCCTGGGTGCCGTCCTGACCGGCGTTGCGTGCTTGTTCGACATGTGCTTGCTCCTGTGCTCGTATCACCAGCGCGAGCCGCCGCTGGCTGCGGTCCTATCAGGCCGAGAGCGGGATGCGCTTCTTGGCCTTCCAACTGAACTTCGTCTTGTGCTTCTCCTTGCGGCCTGCCGCACCCTCCTCGTCGGCCTTGAGGAACACACCATGGTACACGAAGATCCGACCTCGGGTTCCCGGCTCGCGGAACGTGTAGATCACCGTGAATGTGATGTCCGGGTGCGCCTCGTGTGCTTCCTCGCGCGCGATGATCTCGTCGATTAGATCCAGCGCCACCGAATCGATGGTATCGACCGAGAAACCGCCGTCCCATCCGTTGTGCTGGATGTCGAGGTCGGTCTCCTGCTCGCCCATGTAATCGTCCTCTTTGAGGTCGGTGCGTGGCGTGGCGGTCCAGTCGGTCGCCTTGAACATGGATCCGCCCTGGATCACGCCATCGACCGCGACCCGGATCGTGACCTCTTGTCCTCGAAGTTTCAGTGACATTGGCGCTCTCCTATGTGGCTCGTCGTGGGTTTACTGCAGTGCGGTAATCACGCGGCCTTGCGCTCGATCACCGTGCCGGTGCTGATGTCCGTCTCGAACACCAGGGAGAGGATGTGGCCGATCAGCCGGACCCTCCAGAGGAGATGCTCCTCTCCCCGCCCGCGCTGAGTGGCGTTGTTCACCGACTCTTGATCGATCTCGTAGTCCTCGATCACGCGCGGGGTGTCCTTTAGGGTCTGCGAGAACGCCGTCAGCTCGCCGGCCATGCTGGCACGCCGCTCCGCGGTGTTGCGAGCCTTGACGTAGGTGCGCAGCCTGGAGCTGGCCGAGAGCTGCAGGAAATCGGTCATCCGGCGCCGCGTAAGTTCGGTCAGCCCGGGCGTGAGCGATGTGGTGACCACGCTGTGGAACTGGAACCCGTCGGAGTTTTTCTCGACGGTACTGATCCCGGCGTTCTTGAGCGCGATCAGGTCCGAGCGCTGCAGCGTGGTGTTGGTGACCGCGGTCGCCCCGGCCAGGAATGGGATTGCATCCACCGAACCCGCGTGGATGTCGATGTCGGTCTGCGACAGGATCGAGCCGAGCCAGATGTGCGGACCCTGTTGGATCTTCTGCGCGTTCTCGGGATCGACCGTGTACAGGCTGTTGTAGGCCCATACGATCCGATCACTGCGCGTGGTGATCTGCGTGCCGACCTGGGTGACCTCGGTGCTCACGCTCTGCCCATGCGCCTGTGACCAGGTCAGGAAGATCCGATCGCTCACGCTGGCCGCGAGCGTGACGATGTTGCTGTGGAACGTGGCGACGCTGCCAGCCACGGTTTCCGGTACCATCGCCACAGCGACATCCGGGAATACGGCCAGATCGTTCATCCCGGCGTTGTAGTCGGTGACCGCGAGCGTGCCCTCGGTGCCGAGTACCCCGGTGAAGCCGGCCACGCCGGTCTGGCCGAGCAGGATGAACCCGGCCGCATCAGCACCATCGGTGCTCGGGGTGCTGTTCACCGGCCGCCCGTCAGCGAGCTTCGTCAGGTCCACGTATCGAGCGACATCAGAGCCGACCACGATCGCTGTGTTGTCGTTGCCGGTGGTGATGTCGAGATTCGGTAGGCGGATCTGCTTGCCCTTGTACTGGGTGATCAGATCGAAGTGATTGACGTTGCCGTCGGTTGCCGCCACCACCGACACAGATACCAGGTTGCCCCATGCCCCGACGCTGCTGGCATCGACCCGGAGTACCGGCGTACCGGCGCCGCCGGTCGCGGTCTCCAGCGTGAATGATGCCTTGACCGCATCCGATGCGCGCACGCGGCGCGTGACCAGCGTGCCGAACGGCTTATTGAGCAGCGCCGCCCAGATCTGCCCGACGAGCGCACCACCGGATCCGTAGTCGCGACCGTCGTAGATGTCGAGGAACTGCCCGGACGACGTGATGACCTGGGGTGCGTCCGGACCGCGGACACAGCGGCCGGCGATGCCGGTCGTGGAGAGGTCCCGGCCTCGGATGAACCCGGGCGGCTTGCGCTCGCTGATGTAGAGCCCCTCGAGTTTTGAGAACTCGGCCGGGTTCGTCGTGAAAAAGATGTCGCCCATGGGTTTCTCCTATGCGATGCGCTGCAGAGTGCCGTCGAGGTTGATCTGCACCAGTTCCGTGGGTGGCACGGGAACCGAGCTGGCTGGTGGTAGCTGCTGCACGCCAAGCAGCAGCTGCGTGATGGAGTACACCGGGCCGTCCACAATCAACGCTGGGATCATGGCAGTGCACTGGATCCGGGATTCATACCGACGATCGAGCGCCAAGGTGTTCACCCACTCGTCGGTATCCAGATCGAACGAGCAGAAGAACTGTGACAGCTGCGGACACGCGGTAACCTCGATCACGACAACGCCCGGCATGTGGAATCCGCTCGATGGGTGCGCGGTCGATAGAAAGAGATCGATTACCCGGTCCTCGAGTGCGCTTCGCTCGCCGGGCGTGGCAGCGACGATCGAGACAACGCATGCAGCCTCGTGCCATCCGACGTTGTAGACCAGCCGGTTGCCAGGCAGCTCCGCAACTTCCTCGGCCATGTAGGGATCGTAGGCCCACTGGGTTGGCTCGATCGCCAGGCTCGGAAGCTGCTCCACATGCGAGGATGGCGGGGTGCCGGCGCAGGTACGACCAGCCAGCTCGGGTACCCGAAGCTCCACCAGCGCACAGAATGCACGCAGCGCCTCGATCCGGACGACGCTCATGCACCACCCCCACCGCGCCCCAGATCCGCCTCGATCTTGGTCATCGCGCGCTCTAGCTCGGTCGCCATCACCGCTCGGAGCTCGTCCACGGAGTTGCGAACGAACAGCGTGGCGCGCATCCCGTATTTGCGGATCTTGAACACGATCGCGTTGGTGATCTGGGTGATTACCGGGTCCTCGCCCTTGAACGGCTGCAGCCCGGCGAACATGCCGCGTGGCCGCATCCGTCCCTTGCCGCCGAGCTGGCCACCGCGGAAATGGCGCCGCACCCATTCGTAGATCGCCGCCCAGCCTTCGGGGTTCACGGTGTGCGGCCGAGCGCCCAGCTCCACCATCGAGATGTGCGGCGCATCGTTGATCAGCTCGGCGAGCGTGGAATCCGGTCCGGTGAACTCCTTGTCGCCGGCTTTCACGCGCCAGCCGGCCTTGAGCTGGCCCTGATCCACCGGCGTGCGCTTGACCATGACCGCGCGCCCCCGGTGCGCGCCGGCCAGCGCGCCGGCGGCGATCGCCCGGCGCATGCGTCGCTCGCCCAGATCCAGCAGATCCGGCAGCTCGCTGAGGTCGACCGCGATCACGGCGCCCATGACGGTGCTCCATCCACCACGCGTAGGTAGAGCATCCAGCCCATCGTCTTTTCGCGGTCCACGAATGCCGGCGCGGTCATGCCGAACAGCCGCGCCTCGGTGCCCTGTCCATGCGCGTCGGTGATGCCGATGAACTGTTCTTGATTGCGGCCCAGCCCGGCGCCGCGGCCGGTGAGCTGCGCCTCGGTGTAGGTCAGCGAGATCTCCGACAGCCGAACTTCGCCCAGCTCGCGGATGCCGCACATCGCCTGCACGAAGCGCATCCCGTCCCACACCATCACGCGTGGCTGCGGGCGCAGCTCCGCGGTATCGTAGGTGACCTGACCCTCGCCGGCTTCCTTGCCGGTCCACGTCGTGATCACCCGGAAGCATCGGTAGGAGCGGACGCCGAACGCAGGCAGCAGATCATCACGCAGTCCGTCGATCAGGTCCGGCACAAGCGAATCCACGAGGACCGCCGGGTCCAGTGTGGCATCGCCGATGAGAACTGGTGAGGTCACGATGTGCCGATCAGAGCCCGGCCGGCTTGCGGATGGTGAACGTCACGGTGAGCGTCGGGCCGGTCGATCCGGTGAAATGCACGCGGATCGCGTTGTGCGGTCCGGTGATCACCGCCGGACTCGCAGCGTTCGACGTGGTTACCGCCGATCCCTGGTTCGTCCAAAGCGGCGAGCCGACGGTCGGATCTTCGGTGGTCTGGATCTGCGCCGAGCCACCGCCGAACGTGCCGGTGATCTGTACTGTGACGTTCGCAGCGTTGAGCATCGAGACCGCAGCGTCGCCATCGGCGCTCAGCACGACCGTCTTGACCACGCTGTTCAGCGGGGTGCCGAGCGCGTTCTGCGCGGCCACGGTGAAGCTGGACACGTCGATGCCGGCCGATCCGGGGTTGACGGTGGCCACGTTCATGTCGAGCGCGGTCACCTGGTGTGTGACGTTCAGCGTGTCCGCCAGCGTGCCGGTGACACGGACCGCCAGACAGCCGAGCGTGTCTAGGTCGGCCGCGGCGTGCACCACCTTGTACCAGCCGTTGGCCAGCTCGGTGATCACCGTTCCGGCATCGACGGCAGCGAACGCGGCGCCGGCCTTGCTGATCGTCATGGCGATTCCGGCGCCGCCCGTGAAGTCCGCGCCGCTCGCTGCAAGCGTCATGTGGAACATCCACGTGCGTTGCGCAGCGGTGGCCTCGGATTGGGTGAGAATCATCGAACCTGCGCTACTGGTGGGTACGGTCGCCATGGGTGCCTCGGTGCTCCACGGTGCGTGTCAGGAAAGCTCCGGCGGTCAGGCAATGCGCACTGGAGCGGTATGAGCACCGCCCGCCGCCGGAAATGGGATCAGCCCTGCATCTGCGAGTTACCTCCGCCGATCGGACCAGAGAAGCTCCCACGCCATGCGGAGGGAGCGGGCGAGAACGGGCCGCCACGTTGTTCGACAGCGAACAACCTGGCGAGGCGTGCGCAGCGCTCGGCGCCGCGAGATCGGAGCTGCGATAGCTCGCGTGGGTTGAGCTTGATCGATCCGACGTTGTCTGCCTTGAACCGCGCCTCGCATGCGGTGATCGCGGCGTCGATCCGCGCCAGCTCGGTAAGATGATCGCGCGTGCGGGCGAGGTCGGACGGCTGCGTCTCGATCGCCGACATCGCGCGTTCCAGCGCGGTATCCGTCTGACCGAATCGGGCGCTCCATCCGAGGTATTCGCGGATGCGCGTCTTTTCGTCGTCCGTGAACGGCACCTACGAGCCCCCTCGCCGGCCCTTGGCCTCGGCGCGAGTTGGGATCGCCGGCGGTGGCACTGCGGGTGCCGCGGCCGGTGGGAGTTGCACCGGCGCAGCGTCGTCGCCGGGGATCGGATCGTCATGCTCCGGCGGGGGCTCGTCGCCCCCCGCCATCTGATCCTCGTCATCTTCCACTGCCCGGCGCGCTGCCGCCGGTGCCGGCTTGGCGATCTCGGCCTGCACCTGCACCTCGGTGCCATCGGTGCGCTGCAGCGTGAGCCGCAGCGGAGCCTTGTCCGCCTCGGCTTTGGCTGCAAGCGCCGTGTCCCAGCGCTTTTGCCACACCTTGGCTTCGCTCTCGGGCACCACCATCGGCAGCCGCGGGCCAGGCTGGACCACCCACACGAGCTTTCCATCCTTGTCCGGCTCACGGCGCCCCGGCCATGCCTCGATCTCGCTGAGCGAGAAGATGGTGGGCGGCATCTCCTTGCCGGCGCTGCCGGTGTACGGCCGCGCATATCCGCGCTGCACATAGAGCCCGCCGCCGGGCGGCACCACGTGTCGACGCGGCTTCGAGCCGGGGACCGTGGCGAACTCGAGTCGAGCCACGTAGGGGGAGATGTTCACGCAGCGCTCCTCGGAGCTCTCCTCCGCGTCGATGTCCCAGTCATCGACAGCGCTGCGCTGCTGTGTGGTTCGCGGTCCCATGGTGCTTGCTCCTGTGCGCGCCGGTAGGTGATCGGCGGTCCAGCCCGGCGCGAACCGGACCGCCGATCGCCGGCGTTAGAGGGTCGAATCCAGATCCACGATGACGCCGCAGCTGTTGGGCCGGCGCACCTGCAGCCCCGGGTAGATGATCAGCTGGAACTTGTACGTGTCGCCAGAGCGGCCGAGCGGGTTGATGCGCGCGGTCAGCTTGGCGCTTGGCTGGCCGAGCTGCTCCTCCGGCGTACCGGCCAGGCCAACCATCGCCGTGGACTGGTTCACGCCATCGACCTGATCCGGCAGCTGGAGCACGCGCACGTAGCGCGTATTCAGGAACAGCATGTAGCCGGTCGGGCAGTCGACGTCTTCGAGCACCGGGATGCCGTCGAACTCGAGCATCTGGTAACCGCCGTCGAGCGTGATCATGTTGCCGCGGAGCCGGATCTCGGTCACATACCGGCGCTGCTGGCCGAACAGCTGCCCGTACTTCTCGTGCAGCTCCGGCGTGGTCGTGATGAGATCGGGCTTGAGCCCGCTCGCGCGGTAGATCCGGCGCCGCATGTCGCGCATCAGGTCGAACGTCAGCGCGCGACCGACGCCGCCGTTGCGCGACACCGAGCCCTGCCACTGCGAGCGCACGGCGCGATCGATGTTCGCGTACGTGCCGGTGTCCATGATGCCGCCGCCGGTCGCGACGAGCCCCAGGATGAAGTTGGCCGCGCCGCTGCCGGTGTACAGGTCGATCGCGATGCCCTTGGCGAGGCGCTCGACGCAATCGCTCAGCTCGTCCAAATAAAGGTTGGCCAGCTCTTCCGGGTTGCGCGCCGCGCGCGCGGCGGCCATCGCCTTGCCGGTCACGCCGAACGCATCATCGTACGTGCCGAACTCGAGGGTCGCCGGCACCTTGTCATCGTTGTTGAGGGTCGCAACGTCCGCGCCCTCGGCCCGTGCGCCACCAACGGCCGAACCGAAGCGCGCGTTCCACGAGATGTTCTTGCCAGTCGTGCCCGGACCGACCGGCAGCACCTGGAGCAGGACGGTTGCGCGGTTGATCTGCGAGGTGATCATGTCCTCGAAGATCGTGGTCAGCGATGCCGCGATCGTCGCAAGCGGGGATTGGTTATAGGAAACGGTCGCCATGCGAAGCACTCCGGGGTGGGACAAACACGCGGCTCGCCCGCGCTGCGTTCGCCCCGGTTACCCGGTCGTGCTTCCCCACCCGGTTGCTCCTGGCCGGATGGGTAGTGGCCATTACCATCGCAGGGATCTCAGCTCAAGTCAAGAACCGCTTGCGTTGAGTTTATAGCAGTGCTATAAACTCATAATGCGCAACATCAATCGCTCTTACCGCCAGCAGAAGCGCGCCGAGATCAAGGCCCTGCCGATTCGCTTCAAGGCCGAGGCGCCGGGGATGTACCTGTCGGAGGCTGGGCCGTGCAGCAAGGTCGGCGAGTACCGGATCCACAAGACCGAGCACAGCGGCCGTGGTACGTCTCACAGCGGGCGGGTGCACTGGCACGTCAAGCACGTGCCGACAAACCAGGTCATCGCGCACCACTTCTCGTCTCCGTACTCGCTGTCGCTCGACGACGCAATTCAGACGCTCCACGTCGTGATCGGTCGCTGGCTGCGGGACGGGTTCGAGGTTCTCGCGAAGATGAACACGGACCACCAGCGCAAGTTCGAGTCTGAGCAGCTGGCGGTGCAGGCACGTGCCGTGCTCGAGAGCAAGATTGCCCGGGGCATGCGTGATGCAGGCGCCGCCGACAATCTCAGTCTTGTGCGCGCGATCGCCGACTCAATCGAGGCGCCGTGACCTACCGCCGGACGTGACCGCGGCAGCCCAGAGCACATCCACTGGCTCACGCGCGTGGCCGAGGCGCTCAACCTGCGCACCGAGTCGGCTCGCGTGTTCTTCGAACACCAGATCACGGAACGCTACTGGTAGCATCAACGCGGCGGCGAACGCGACATCCACCACTCCAGGATCACGAGCAGCAGCCCGAATAGCATCTCGCACCCCATTGCAGCCGCTGTGCCCGCGCAAGTCATGCGCCGGCTAGAACATCAGCGCAAACGCTTCGCGTGCCCCGCGCTCAGATGCAAGGCGTGCGCGGATCTCGCTACCCGATCGTGATGTTTCCGCCGGCCAATGCATCCATTGCGCCAGCCAAGTTGTTCACCGCGTCTTGGCGCTGCTGGACCTTGGCGTCTCGCGCCGATTGCGCCGGTGCTGCGCCGCTGCGCGCACCCGTCGCCGGCCGCGATCCGCTGCCGCTGCGGTGCTGGGTAGCGCCGTTGCCGGCCGTCGGTGCTCCGCGAGCCGGTTGCGTCGGCGGAGCCAGATAGCTCTTGCCTTCATCGGTCTCGGTCCAGCCGCGCACGCCTTCGGACATGTCCAGATCCTCGTCCACGCCATCGCGCTTGCTGACGTACGTCCAGCGCTGTTCCTTGTCGAGCCAACGCGTCGAATCGCGCAGCACCGCCACGGCGCCGCGCAGCCGGTTCTTGTCCACGCCGGCCTCGCCGAGCATCTCGCGCAGCGACTGATCGCGCTCGGCCTCACGCGCGCGGGTGATTTCAGTGGCGCGCTCGGCCTCCATCCGCTTCACGCGAGCTTCGAGCGCCCGGGTGCGATCATCACCGCCGCCGCGCGTGCGATCGTCCCGCCCCCGATCATCCTCGCGATCGTCGTCGCGTCCACGTCCGCGCCGCGGCTGCTCCGGCGCCGCATCACGACGAGCGTTGCGCGCGCCACGGCGCGGCGGCACGTCGCGATCGTCATCCCGATCATCCTCGCGATCGTCGTCGCCGCGGTCATCCTCACGACGGTTCGGCGCCCGGCGATCGCGCTCGTCCAGTACGTTGTTAACTGCCTGTGCGAGCATGTTGGGTAGCTTGCGCTGCATGTGGCCCGACACCGCGGCGTTCACGATGTCGACCACCTCGTCGCGCGTGAGCGGCGAATCACCGCCCTCGTCAGGATCATCGTTGTTCTGTCCGCGCTGTCGCTGTCCGCGTGCTTGTGCCATTGGTGTGCTCCTGGCCCATCTTGCCGCGAATCGCAACAAGAATCACGCGGATCGTGCAACCGGGATCACCGCGACCGGCCGAACGGCCACAGACGGGCGAACAGTCGCCGCTTGTCCGCGGCCGGCTGGCGAGCAGAAGCCTTCGGTGGTTCGCGCCGGGCGTAGGCTTGCGGATCCTCGCGGAACCCAGCGGCCAGCTTGGCGAGCCAGCCGGTGCGCAACTCGGTCACCTGTTGCGGCGGCACCGGCAGTCCCATCTGACGATCTTGCGCAGCACGCTCGGCGCGCCGGCGATCGGCCGCTGCCTGTTCTTGACGCCGCAGCTCAAGGCTGCGGTCCCGCTCGTTCGCGGTCTGCGGCTGCCGGTAGCCTCGCATGCGCTCCTCGCGCTCTGTTCGGCGCCGGGCTTGCTCGAGATCATACTGATACCACTCCTCCGAGGTTCGCGGTCCGCGGGCGGCCAGATGCACCACTTGCCGCGTGCGTTGCTCGTCGCCGGGTCGCCAGGTCGAAGTAGTACCGCGTGGTATCGCTGCCGCTGCGACCTCCGCTTGCTGCTGAGCCAGCTCTGCGGCCTTGCGCGCCAGTTCGGACTCGGCACGCAGCACGGCATCACGCGCCGCAGCTTCGGACACACGCGGATGCCGAGCCGGCCGCTCGGCATCCGGCTCCGTCGGCTCCTCAGCCGCGCCATGCCGAGCGCAGCCGGCGATCTCGAACTCACCGATCCGCATGCCGCCGGATGCCTGTTCGTCCTCGCGTTGCCGGCGATCCCGTGTCGTGGCCAGCTCGGTCCGGGTGCGCGATGTATCCCAGCGGGCCAGCCACGCCAGCACCACGCACCGGCAGCAGGGATGCCGCGGAGGGTTCGCGATGCCACCCTTGAACGTGCCGTCGATCGTCGTAACCGTGCCGTCCAGCTCCATGCAGAGCACGCAGGTTCGCGGATCTGCCGCAGCATCCCACCGACGGAGAAACTCCTCGTCGCCTTCGGGTCGGTGCTCGTTCGCGTAGCTGATCGCCTCGTCGTGCTGCACGTTGTAGGCGTTCATCATCTCGGTGCGCACGAGGCGATCGGCCCACCATTTGTGTCGCCGGAATAGCCCGCCGGCGATGACGTCTGCATCGGCACCGGGATCGATCGGCTGTGTGCGCGCGCCCGGATCGCCGAGCTTGCGCAGCCGGTTCACCAATTGCTCGAACGTCTCGCCCTTGGCAACGCCCACCGCGAACAGCTGGCGGATATCGTCGCCGATCGCGCCGGCGTAGCGTGCCGCCGAGTGCTCATGGCGCTTCCACAAGATCCGATCGCCCTTGGCCAGGATCGCGGCGGTGTTGATCTGCGGGATCGTCGGTATGCCACCACCGAAGATCGCGCTCAAGCGCTGGATCTCGGTCTCGAGATTCGCCACGGCTAGCGGCCCTGTGAGCGACCGCGTGCGGCCGAGCGCGTGTGACATCGCCGGCTCAAGCTCGGCGACCCGGTCCATCGCCGAATCCAGCGCGCGCAACACCTGCTGTTTCTGGAACGCTGTGAACCGATCGGCGCCATCCGGCGCGGTCTCCAGCCAGGCACGCAGATCCCGGCGCAGCTCCTCGCGCGCCTGCCGCAGCGCCGGCAATACCGCACGCACGGCGCTCGGGGCGATCGCATCGACGGCCGCAACCGACTCGCGCACGAGCCGTTGCACCGCCTCGATCTGCGCCGCCGTGCTCATCTCACTTGTTCGAGCTAGCGCTCTTGCGCTTCATCGAGCGGATCCCGGCCGGCTTCGCGGGTGGCTGCGGTTCCTGCTCCGGTTCGGGTTGCTCGTCCTCGTCATCCTTGCCGGGCTGATTGCCTTCCCCGCCAGCTGGCCCGCCGCCCATGCCCGCGAGTGCGGCTGCGGCCAGCTCCTCCTGCGACAGTGATTCGCGGATCTCCTCGCGAACTTCTTCGAGCTGCTCCTGCGACAGGTCACCGAGGATCTCGCCGTATAGCCGCGCGAGGTACAGCTCCTTGACGAGCGACGACAACATCGGCACGCCGGCGAACAGCTGCACCGCCTCGGCGATCTTGACGTCCACACCGGCTATGTCGAACTTGGACAGGCCGGTGATCGTCGCCGGTGGTGCCGCCTGCTGTCGACCGAGCGATGCGAGCAGGATCAGCCGCCGTCCGAACCGCAGGAGCAGCATCCCGAACGCGTCGAGGAGCACCTCGGTGGTGGCGGCATCCTTGTCCTTCGATTCGGCGCTGCGCGAGAGCGCCGCGGCATCCATGTTCGCCGACATTGCCATGCTGAACATCACGCGGTGCATCTCGCGCATCGTGTCGTTGCAGCTGTCACGGGCTGCCACGAACGGGTCAACAGGCGGTCCCACCCATTCGGCCCGATCGTCCTCACCTCGAGTCTGCGTGAACCCCTGGCCGCGGATCTGGTTCACCGCGCGCTGATCGTCCTGTTGCACATCCGCAACAGGTAGGCCGTTCTTGTCGCCGGCACCCAGGAATTCATACAAGATGCTGAACAGCGACTTATACTCGGCCCACGACATCGCGCAGCGCTTGTTGAAGTGTTCTCGCGCGAGGCTGTGCAGCTTGCCCATCGCGTAGAGACCGTCCGACAAGCATAGACGCTCGAACGGCACTCGCCCGAACCCGTGCAGTCCGGCATCGATCGGTCGATACTGCGTGTTCTCATTGGGAGGCTGTCGCGGATCAACGAGCACCTGGTATCGCGTCCACGTATCCGCGGTCCATAGCGTGTACGTGTACAGGATCTTGCCGCGGCGAAGCCGAGGGTGATCACGCGGCTGGGTCATCGTCAGAACCATCACCCACGTGAGGCGCTGCCGATCGTCGGTCTGCCAGTCCACCACATTTTCCGACGGGCACAGGCACAGGTAGGGGTCCAGTATGCCGGACTCCTCGGCTGCGAGCTGGCTGTCGATCCGATCCGCATCGTCCGGATCGATCCTTGGTAGATCGCCGAGCACCCATGCTGTCTGTGTCTGCAGCGCCTCGCGCAGACAGTCGATCAAGAAATGATGCAGGCTGCATCCGCCTTCATCCTCGTCATCATCATCGTCGTCCTGGTACTCCATGCCGTAATCGCTCGGTGACTCGGCCTCGTCGGTAACGTCAGACACCCAGCGCTCCCACCACTCCGCGCTCTTACTGGTGGTCGCCTTGCCCTTGTCGTCGACCTGCGAGAACGACACCTTGAGCGGATCGGTGCCGAGCCCCGCGAGGAGATGATCAAGGATCGTTCCAGGATATGGGAAGTAGTGGGCGCGCGACTTCCTGGCCTCGTAGATGTCCGGCGCCTCATGCAGGTGCTTCGGGAACAGCCGTTCCAGTAGCTTCTGATCGCCGAGGAGTCGCTGTCCGCCGGCGTAGAGCGCGCGGCACTCCGACCAGTAATCGCCCTTCCACTCGGGATGACGTTGCTGGAAATCACCCCACGTCAGGATCAGATTCGGATCCTGTAGATCGATCACCGGCGGCGCTTGCGCGTACGTCGGATCGCCCGCCATGGGCGCCCGCATCATCCGCCGCTGCGCAACAGCCTGTGCGAGCTGGTCACCACGCGGGGTGCCCTGTAGTTCGGCGTCTACAACGGTCTGGAGCGGTCCGGTCGGGCTTGCCATGCCGGCCAGTTTACCCGAACGGGTTGCGGTTCTGGCGAGCGCCTTGCTGCCGTGGACGGATCCCCATCAGCTCGTTGTAACCATGGGCCAGCGCATCAACTTGGTCATCCTCGGCATCGCCCACGCCGGTGAACCGGCTGGCCTCGGCGATCAGCTCGTCAGCCCAGGTGACACCGGCCCCGACGCCGCGGCGCAGCGAGCGCAGGACCAGCGGACGCTCAAATCGCAGCGTCTCGGGCACCCACTCGCACTCCGCGTCCATCGGTACCAGTAGCCGGCCAGGTCGGGCGTTCCATGCTGCGGCTGCCGGCTGCGCCCGCAAGAACTTGTCGACGGGTGCGTTGCTGACCCGGGCTGCATCTTTCTTGCCCTCTTCAGGGAGGCCCATCTTGGCAACGATGATCTTGAGCCGCGGCTCGATCTCCTTGAGGGTCTGCGGCACCGCCTTGAAGCCGCCCACCGCTTCGACCACGATCGGTGCACCCCAGAATTTGCGCGAGACCTCGTGCAGCTTGCGCGCGAACTTGGGCACGCTCACCTGGCCCCGCCAGCCGTAGAGCACCCAGATCACCATCTTCGAACCGAACTCCTTGGCCGCGAGCACGAACAGCGCCGAGTGGTCGGCTCGCGTGTCCTCGGTTGCGGCCGGATCGGCGCAGATGATGATCCGGTGCCCGTCTGGTCGCCAGCTTGCCAACGAGAATCGGGCTGGCTCGCCGAACACATCGGCGCCGCGTGGACGCGGGCGCTGCTGGAACAGCGAGGCCCACGAGTAGGGGCCGATCGCTGCCTCGATCTCGGCAAGCATCTCGGCCGAGAACCGCTCCGGCCACAGCGCCTCGCCGGGTGCCCGGCCGAGGAGATCGTTCTCTTCGGCGATCGCCGGCAGGCAAACGCGCTCGAACTTGTAGCCGAACTTTCCGGCGAGCAGCCAGCCGATCAAATCGTCTTCATGCCAGCGAGTGTGCTGCACGAAGCACGATGGGTGAAAGTCCCACTCGAACCGGGTCCACCAGACATCCGCGAACCATTCTTGGATGTTCCGTCGGATCTTGGGGCTCTCAGCGCTAGCCCGATCCTTATACGGATCATCGACGATCCCCACGCCAGTGATGCCGCGGCCGGTCCACTCGCCGAGGTAGCCGCGGAACTGGGCACCACCGCCGTAGTCGTTTAGCCACTCATGGAGGTTGGCCATCTCCTTCGAGAGCGCTCGGCCACCAGCGCGCGTGAGCGTGCGCGCGATGCGCGATCGCGATGCCGCATAGTCGTCGCCGAACGTGGCGAACGCGTTCAGCAGAACAGGGTCGACCTTGTTCTTCCAGGCGATGCCGTGCAGCGCCTCGGTTGTCTTGGCATGGCGCGGAGGCATCTCGATGCATGCGAGCACACGCTCGTGGCGCGAGCGCTCCCACAGCTTGTGCACAGGCTGCATGTGCCGCGGTGGGATGTGCCGTGGCGACACGCGCCGGATGAAGGCATCGAGCGTTTCGACGTTGTGCTGGGCATCGAGCAGCTGGATCAGCCGCTCCTCGTCATCGTCGGCCCATTCAGGCTCGGCGACTGCCACCACGGCGCGCGCCTACGCTTGGCCTCGCGGTCGGCTCATGATGTCTGCCGGCAGCTCCGGCGCCGGTGCTCCGAGCTTGGCCGCATCCGCACCTCCGGCCGACGCATCGAACGCCACCGCGCCGAGCGTGGCGCGCTTGCCGGTGATCTCGATCATCAGATGTTCGGCATCGATCGTGTCGAGGTGGCAGGAGACCGTGATGTCGGTGATCGAATCGTCAAGGGTCGACAGCGCCTCGCACAGTTCGCGCCGCATCTCCTCGCGCACCGCCAGCGTGGCGCGCTTGCCGATGTACCTCGCCAGGGTCACCTTCAAGACCAGGTTCAGCTCCGGCAATTCGCCGCGTGAGATCGCTCGGCCGATCACCACTCGCCACCGAGGCACGGGTTCCGGCACCGTCAGCGTAGCGGTGAGCGCGCCATTCTCGACCACCATGCCGAGCATGCCGGCGTGGTGAGCATCATCGATCAGCATCCGCGCCAGCGCATGCCCCCACGTGATCCGCCCGGCGCGAACAAGCCCCATCACGTGAAGCTGGAGCTCGTCGCCATGCCGGCGATCGCAGAGGTCGCAGAGGATGCAGCGGCGGATCTCGGCGCGCGGCCCAGGGGCGAGCAGCACCCCGCAGCAACGGCACCTAACATCAAGTTCCGGCATCAATTGATCCCTTTGTTGGCGAGCGTTGCCTCGCGCGCCTGCTGGCGCTTGGCGAGGAGCGCCGCGATCTCGCGCTCGCGCTCGGCCGGCGACATCGAAGCCGGGTCCAGCTTGCCGTCAGGCTGCTGCATGATCGGCTGGTGGAGTCCATCGAGCACGATCGCCACCTTCGCGATGCGCGTAGCCTCGGCCTGCAGCTGACTGTATGCGAAGTCAGACTTGGTCGTCCTGGCACGCTCCAGCACCTGGTGGTACTGAGCTTCGAGCCGCGCGCGCCACAGATCCTTGCGGGCCGGGCGCGTAGCATCAGCTTCGGCAGCCCAACGGCGCTGAATCTGGAACCGCCATTTCTTGGCAGTCTCCTCGCTCTCGGTTACGCCTTCATCGGCCAGGATCGCCACGATGCGGTGCCAGGGCAGCGCCTGCACCATCAGATCTTCGATCCGGGCCAGGGCCAGCTCGCGCAGATAGTCAGGCGGGCGTATCCCGCCGCCTTTGTCTTGTGCCATGGGGTTGCTCCAAACCCAGGATATCACTAACGCTGGCGTACTAGGCGACGATATTTGATCAGTGCCGACCCGCGTGATGGCTCCGGGGTGAACTGGGCCAGCTCCTCGGCAAGCTCGTGAGCTACCACTCGCCACAGGTCGGTACGCCGGGCGCCGCGCGCGCGATCGAGCGGCTTGGTTCGATTCGTCGCCTCCCACACGATGCACAGCCGGCCGGTTATCTCGCAGCGGCGCTCGCCGACTTCGCGGATCATACCGCGAGCTGCCAGCTCGGTGAACCGGGCGCGCCATGCGTTGGTGTTGGTGACGGCGAGATCAGCAAGTACCTCACCGCTGGTAGCCCGGCCTCGCTCGATGAGTGCAGCCATTACCTGCCGCTGCTTTCCGACGAGCTGCTTGCTTTCAACGAGCTGCGCGTATGCCGCAATTGATGTCTCTCGGATCGTCATGTCTCCGGGGTAGCACAGTTTGCAGCATCGCTACAAACTTGATCTAGCGCAGGAGATCTCCCCAGGCGCATCGGGCGCAGTCCGTCGATCGCGCAGCGCACACAGAGCTGGCGCTCGGTGCCTCGGCCGGGCTCCATCGTCACCACGATGCCGCGGAGCGGCATCCCACACTCATCGCAGCAGGCTACTCGTCGTCCAGTTTGCGGTTCGCCGCCACGTGATCGTTCGGCGTGACCCCGTAGCCCGTTTTCACCCGGAGCGGGGCCGGATGGTCGATCTTGGCCGTCGGTGGCAGCATGCTGCCGCGCAGCGCCGCCAGATACTTGCCGGTGTGCTCGTGTCCGTTGCTGCATCGCCAGAGATCAGCACGCTGGTCTGACGTCATCGGCGCCGCGCATTGCGGGCAGATCTGATCGTGGGCTAGACCGGGCACTGGATCCCGGTAGATCGTACCGCCGGTGCGCTCCACGAGATCCAGGTGACTCGCGCAATAGCGGTACAGCCGGTTTCCGCCGACCGTGGGCGTCACTCCGCAGCGTTCGTCGGTCAGCATCTCACCGACCATCATATCGCACGATGACTGCACCTTCTGCGCGAACTGGTAGGTCTCGTCCGCCTCGCGCACCCTCAACCTCGCTTGCGCGAGATCGCGGTCGCTCGGTCGAGCGCCCCGGCCGGGTTGGGGTACATCCGAGTCTCTCTGTTCCTTGGCCAGCTCCCCAAGCGCTTCGCCGAGCGCCTCGGTCGCCACCTTCCGCTTGGCCCCACGCAGGAGCGCCAGCTCCTCGACTGTGTGGCTCTCGACATCGCGCAACTGCACGTCATCCGGTGCCTGGATCACCAGCTCGGCCGGCATCTCGCGCCGCGGCATCGTGCCAGCAATCACCTCGCTGCCGATCTTCAGATACAGCTCCGGCAGGTCGATCACTAGTTCGTGCCCGAGCACGCAGTCATCGAGCCCCCTGGCAATTGAGAGTGCCAGCGCCTGCACAAGCGCGAGCTGATAGGCGTCCTTCGGCGGCGGCATTACGAACGGTGACCGCGTGGACATCACGACCAGCGCCAGCGCGCCAGTCGCATGCAATGGCTGCACATCCGAACGCAGCGAGAACAGTCCGGCCAGCTCGATGATCGGCGGAAGGGCCAGCCGCTCCGCGCTTGCGATGATCGAGATGTGGACCAGCAGCATTCCGAGCGCCTCGACAGCGCGCTCGCTGTCCTCGGTGCCGAAGGTGATCCCCAGGTGGCCGATCACCTGGAGCGCGTCGCCCATCAGGCGGTGCGGGATCGCGCTCACCGAGGCGCTCGAGATTGTATGATCGATCAGGCGGCACTGCATCCGCAGTACCCGATCCTCGATCTCGTTAGCATCGGTAGTCGTGCTGACCAGCTTCCATCCAGCGCCCGCCTTGTCGCGGGCATTTGTCAGGAGCTGGTAGCGCTCGCGCGCCTGGCGCTCGGCTTCGTCTTGGTGTGTCATGATTCCTCGTCGGGTTCGTGGTCCGGAATCTTGAACCCGATGTCGTACGCGGACCACCGCCGCCGACACCGTGGACATCGGATGTACTCGCGCCCGTCGCCACCGCGCTCCACGCCAGGGATTCCGCCGCCGCTCGCCGGGCACATGTTCGCGGCCTGGCCGACAGGTGCGCCGGTCTCGGTGTCGCGCATCTCGATCACGACATCCGCCATCGATAGCGGCTCGCCGGTCGCTTTGGCCTGTGCCATCACTTCACGCACGCCTTCGATCTGCCGGCGCAGCATGGCCACGAACCGCAGGCGCTTGGCGGGCGAGAGCTTCGCGGCGAAGCTGTACAGCTTGCGATACCCGGCGCTCTTGTGGATTGTAGCGTCGGTGATCGCGTAGGTCTGCGCCGGCCCGAGCTTGGCTTGAGCGATCCGGAGCTGCAGCCGAGCGAACTCGCGCAGCGTCTTGGAGTCCTCGTAGTTCACGGCACCAGTTTACAGTATAGCTACGAACTGATCAACGCCGCGCCGAGTTGGCGAACCGCAGATCTCGCTGCCCGGCCAGGCCGCAGGCTCCGGTGTACCTGGCATTGCTGGCGATCGCGAAGGTCTCCACGCCGGCGAGCACCCCGAACCAGGCCCAGCGCGCCCACCGCGGCACAGGCGCACGAGTGGCACCGTAGTTCGCCGCGTTGAGTGCCGCGTTGCCGGCGATCAGCATTGCTGGTCCGGGACGTTCACCCACCCCAGGGATCGCGGTCAGTACCGGGTCACGCTCCATCAGCACTTTGCCGGGCGCGGTCTGCCGATCGTACGCGCCGCCGTGGCTCGTCCAGACGGTGCCGGCGGTGTCGCACGCAGCGAGCACGGTCACGGTACCCCAGGCCACTTCGAGCGCCGAATCGCGCGGCGCCAGCCAGTGGTGCTCGCCGCCGAACGTGCCGGCGCACCCGGCAGCGGCGCAGATCCAGGCGATCGCGATCACGAGGAGCGTGAACCAGAGAGCGGTGAACCCCATCGGGGCGGTGCCACGGTTATTGCGCACGGGCTATTCCTTGACCGTACTCGCCCTGGCGGCGGCCAGGATGGCATCGATTACCCATGCATGCGGCATCCAATCCGGGTTGGCCGCGGTGCTCAAGTAGTTCGGAGCATCCTTGGCGCCCGAGGCCCGTGCAGCGTGCCGCTTCGCCAGCGCGATCGCGTCGGAGCGGCTCATGGTAGCTGGTTCGCTCGCAACCTGGCCGGTGCTCTCCACGAAGTCTCTGAGATCGGCGATCCCAGGCGTGAATGCTACGCGGCCGGCATCTCGGATCGGTGGTGTCGGTTCTGGACCGTTCGGGCCCACCCAGACCGGCGCCGACTTGGGCTCTCGCACGAGCTCCTTGACTGCATTGATCACCGCTCCCAGATCATCCGAGTCAGCGCCGACGTTTACTTCCAGGTGACCGATGTGGAACGCGCGGCCATGATTGTGCGCGCTAACATGCGGACGGTTCTTGCCTTCGGCCTTGTCCTCGAGATGATCGAGGCGACCAGCGGTCAGCCCGCCGCGCAGCACGATCCCGTCGATGCGCTTGCGGAGCTCGATGAGCTGACCGCACACGTCAGGCTCATCAACATCCGAAGCGCCCACCAGGTTCTCGAGACGCGCGATCCGCCGTTCCATTGCCACGAACCTGTCATCCGCCGTGATCTCAGGCATATCTATCCTCCGCCTAGTTTATAGCAGAGCTACGACGTCCGGTCAAGCTGCGGCACCTGTGCCCATGTCCGGCCATCGAGAAC